CGGGGGGGTTGGGGGGCGGGCGTAGGCGCACCCGGCCTGCCCGCACCAAGCCCCCGGGTCCGTTGAGCGGCCTGGCGCACAGCGTCGTCGCTGACAACGACGGCATCGTCTATTGACTCAGCACTTGCTTGGTCTGTGTGTGTGTCAGTGGTGGTGGTCAACTCCCCCTGCTGTCTCGTGGCGGACCTGGCGACAACAGCAGCGAGCGCCGTGCGGATCTCGGCAGACAGGGCACGATCGGTTGCGTTCGTCGGTCGACCTTCCTCGTCTGGTCTGTCGCCTGCCAGGGCAGCAAGCTGCACGAGCCCCGCTCTTGCCTCCCGAATCATGCGAGCGATCGACGTGTGACTCACCTCACGCCGGTACGGGTACGTCACCTCGCCCGTCTCAGGGTCGACGTGCTTCACCTTCGTGAGTGTCCCGGCCTCGGCGTCCGCCAGGTTGTCCAGCGTGACCTGATACAGCCGCTCGGCCTCGGCCTCTAGCTGCTCCAGCGTCAGCGTGCGAGCGTTCGCACGAAACGCAGGCAGGAACTGGGTTAGGTGCCGGTCACGATGCCGGTGCATAGCCTTGTCGTGCAGGCCGTACATGCGGGCCACCTCGGCCACGTTGACCCGCTGCCGACTCAGCAGCCGGTCGATCTCGGCACGCTCTACGTGTACGCACACTTGGCAGGGCAGGGCCATCACTTCACCTCGGACACTTGGAACGGTGGAACGGACACCTCAGGGTACGACCCGCCAACCGCCTGGGCTGCACGAGCAATCGAAGAAAATGGGCCAAATGACTCAAGTCAGGGCTTGACAGTGCCGTTACTCTGTCATCAGGCGATCCGGTTCGCCTGCCAGCAGCACCGGACCCAGCGGCGAAGCGCACCCACCAGAGTGCGAGGCTCCAGCACAGCCGTTGAGGATCACGCAGAGTCGTGGGGCATGCCCGAGGGTGTGCGCCTGCGCTACCCGCTCCAGGCGGTGGGAATGCGTGCTTCCGAACTGGGACAAGCTCCTCCTCTTGTGCGGTGGAGCAGCGCCTCTACCCCTTCACTCCGTACCGTCGGACTTACGAACGACAGACCGGTCAAAGGGCAAGCGTTGCTCCACTGCTCAGAATCGCTCGGCCCCGGTGAGGGGCCACGGCGTGGATAAGTCGATCCATAGGGAACACCTCGGCAGCATCGTGTATCGCCTACGCAACTAGGCGGGCAGCAGCCCGGGTTAGGAACCAGGCGTAAGCCAGGGATTGCGAAGCGTTCGCCCGCCGATCAACGGGCCAGGTGAGCGAAACGGAAGCGGAACGGAAACAGACAATGCGAGGTAAGGCGGCGTGCGCACAATGCCGGAAGTAGCAGCGTCCAAAGTACAGACTGACCGGGCGATTCTGAGCAGTGAAACCACCCAAACAGAGGAGAATGACATGGCAAACAGCGACTGGGCACGGGAAGCGTTCAAGGACGCACCGAGCAAGTCCACCTGGGCCACACCGAGCCCCGTAGCCACGGCTCACGAGCGCCGCTCAAACACTGAGCGCCGCACCGTGACGCACGAGGAGAACGGGCACGTATGGGGTCCGCCTGAGCAGCTACTCAAGCTGGTCAGTGTGTGCAACGTGCTGGAGGCTGTAGCGCACGGTGCCGACGGTTACGACCGCCCGCACCTCGCTGCATGTCTGCGTGACCAGGCAACCGAGATCAAGCGGGTGCTGGGCATCAGCGTCGAGTAGCAAGCCCCAGTGTCTCACCCCGGTGAGAGACTGGCACGAGCCACTCGGCCCGACTACCAAGAGGAGCAACCATGCAACTTCGTTTCCGGGTTCACCTGGATGACTACCACTCGACCATCACGGCCAGGTGGCAGACAGTGCGAGCCGCCGTCGCTCACGTACGTGAGGAGATCGACGGCGGTTACGACGTGGGCGAGGTCACACTCGACGGGCAACCGCTCGACGTGACTCCGTTCTGCCCACGTACGTTGCACACCGATGAGCCGTGCCCCAATCGTGTGGCACTACGCAGCCCGAGCCGTCCGCAGGACGGTTGGCTGCCGACGTGCATCACGCACGATCACGAGGACCGGTACAACGCTGACAGCTACGCCTACAAGGGCGACTGAACGCAGGGCTGCGTTGATGGTTGCCCATCGCTCCGGCGGTGGGCTTCCACCAGCACATCGCTGGACCAAACACACAAGAGGAGCAACGAAAATGAGTCACGAACTGGAGTTTGTCGACGGGTTCGCTCAGGCAATGTTTGAGCGGGTCGCATGGCACCGGTTGGGCACAGTGGTCGATCGCACGTTCTCGTGGGCCGACGCTGTAGCCGCCAACCTCACCATCACGTTTCCCGTCACCAAGGTTCCGCTCTCAGCGGTGCTGTCGAGTCTCCCCGTCGGGGATGACCTGGACGGTCCCAGCCTTCGTGCGCAGGAGTCCGACTACGTGGCTGTTCGCAGCGACGGGCTCATCGTGGCCTCTGGCCTCGGTGAGCAGTGGACGGCCTTCCCTGCGGTCGAGGGCTACGCCTTCGGCCAGGTCATTCGTGACCAGGCCGAGAGCACGGGCGTGCAGTGCGATCTCAAGTCGCTCGGCACGATCCAAGAGGGTCGTAAGTGGTTCATGACCTTCGATCTCGGGGAGTTCTCAATCGGTGATTACGCCGTGCGTGACTACCTGAGCGTGAACGGCAGCTACGACTCATCGTGGCCGCTGCAAGTGCTCAGCAGCCCCACGATCGAGGTGTGTGCGAACACGATCGCAGCGGCTCAAGCAGCCGGTGTGAAGCACTACCGGTTCAAGCACACCTCGGGGATCTTCGATCGTGTCGAGCAGGCCAAGCGGGCGCTTGTGGGCCACGCACAGAATCGTGCGGTGTTCAAGGCGCTTGGCGAGACGCTGCTGACTCGTGCGGTCACGCCGCTGGAGTACGGGCAACTGTGCAACGCACTGTTCCCGACTACCGACGACGTGCCGGTGAAGACCCGCAACGTCAACGAAGACGCCCGTGAGAAGGTCACGGCCTTGTACAAGGCGACCAGCGGCCCCACGGTCGTTGCCGACTCCGGCAACGCCTGGGCGTTCGTTCAGGCCGTCAACACGTACGAGAACTGGGGCGCACCCATCCGTAAGACCGGTGGGTACGGCGAGGACACGACCCGGGCACTGCGCCAGGTCGACGCCCTCACCTCAGGTAAGCAGGCGCTGACTGACCAGGCGTTCGCACTGGTCACCGCTTAGAACCACGGGTGCAAGCGACACACGCACATCAGCGTGCCCCGTGGTGCCGCTACTGCGGCTGAAAGTGAGGTGATGCCCTGGCTGCTCACCCTAGTTTCGACTAGGGTGGGCTGGCTTCGGCAGCATGTCGCTGTTGAAACGAGAGGAGCAAACATGAGAGTCATCGACACCCGGGTGTCTGTGCCGTTCAGCGAGCGCATCAAAGATGCGGACGCACCGACCGACACCGACGCCCAGATCGCTGCTCGTGCCGAGGAACTTGCTCGGACGATCGGCAACAACGAAGCCCGCCGTGACGCAGGGAACACGCTCGTGAACCCTCCGACCACTGCGCACGCTTCCGAGATCCCCGGTGGCAGCGTCGTGCTGAACGACATCGCCCGCAACGGTGATGCGTTCAGCGCCTGCACGTTCGACCACCCGGATCACGGCACCATCGTGTCGATCTCGTTTCCCGGTCACGCCCTGCCGTTGTGGGGCACGCCGGGCGGTGTCCACGCATTCGCCAGGCACCTGAACCAACTCGCCACCGTGGCAGACCAGCACAACCAGGCACGCCTCCAGCGTGCGCTGGAGCAGGACTGCGACCGGCGTGAAGAGATCCAGCGGCTCGGTCACGAGTCGTAGCGAGGAGCGTAGCGGGATGCCCCGACGTGTACTGGGTGCAGGGTTCGACTCCCTGCGTGCGCACGGCTGCCAGGTCGGCAGCAGTCAGCAAGAGGAAAGGGGTGATGCTCTATGAGCAACACACTCGACCCCACGACCGTGATCTGTCCCGATGGACAGACTCGTGCGTGGCACCGGTCACCGAGCACGAGCCTTCGTGGCTTCGTGTACGTCGACCGGACGAGGGTGTACGGCAACATCGCACGGTCCGCCGTCGACCAGCCGTTCACGTTCACGCCCGACCCCCGTCTCAACGGGGCGACTGCGATCCAACCCGCAACTGCCTCTGCGTAGGCGTGGGGAAGATCCAACCCGTTGAAGATCCGACCCGCTCTGAGGAATACAGAGCGGGTCGGAACTTCATTCGGCGTGGCGATCTCGTCAGGGTCGCACCCCGTGAGGGTTCACCTGATGGCACGCACGGCCAACCGGCACGATTCCAGTATGTGGCCGAGGACAAAGGCGGTCTTTACGCCTGTGTCCAGCGCCAGGAACGCACCGAGAAGGGCGTGTGGGTAGGCAACGGCTACGAGTTTGTGAAGCCGGAACGCCTGGAACGCAAGGCAACTACGCACGACCCGCTGCGCCAAGCAGCAGAGCGTGCTCAAGCAAAGAAGGAGGCCAAGAAGTGAAACGTCGACTCGTGCAGCTTGCCTATATGGCGAAAGGGCTGCTTGAACTTCTGCTAGGGGGTGGCAATGGGCACCCGCTGCGAAGGGGATGACATCGAGTCGATGGAGCGCACACAGCGCCCCATCGTGTTCGGTGGGCACCAGCTACCCGAGATCAACCTGGCCTACACGGTCAGCAACGACGAGAAGCACGCACTGCTCAAGAGCAGCCCGCAACCCGGCCCGGCCGGTGAGGGTTCGCCCGAGGCACGCCTGCTCAACGTCAGCCGCTGGTCGCTGGCCGCACGCATCCGGCACGGTGTGCCGATGTCGCAGCTACTCGACCACCTCCAGACACTGGCGCTGGTCGAGGAGAAGCTGCTCAGCTACCAGGAGTGAGCGATACGGGAAAGGCCCGGCACCATCATCGGTGCCGGGCCTTTTCTCGTTCTACCCGTGGAAGTGCGGGGCGATGTAGATGATGAGCGCAATCACTGCGAGCACCATCACGATCACCCACACTGCTCTGTTGCCGTCCATGTCGATCACCTCGGTTCTTGCGAACCGGGGTCCGGGGAAGCGCAGCCCTCAGTCTACCTAGTTCATGCAGTGCGCCCGATACCACGGGAACACTGCGCCGGTTGCGTCTGGACCGTTCACGAACTTGCACACGCACCACGGGATCTCACGCTCAAGCCCGACCCTGGCGTCTGCCAGCCGGATCTCGTACCACGCATGCGTGTGGTCCTCGGGCACCGGCATGTCGGGCATCGCTGACTCAGCGCCCACCGGTCGCCCCCAGCATGCGCAGCTTGACCATCGTCACGTCCCAGTCACCTTCGTGACGCAGGCCACGGTCATCGACGTACACGTCGGCGTCAGGCTTGAAGACGTGAACCGCCAGGGGCGGGAAGTCGAAGTAGGCCAGCCACCGCTCGACGTGCTCACGGGCTGCGATCATCTTGACCCGGCTCGTGTGTACCGTCACCTCGTGGCCTTGCCGCACGAGCCGCCACACGGCGTCGTGTGCGCCGTCGATGGGCGGTCCCATCTTCTTGCCCGGTGCCCGGTGTGCATGATCGTGCAGAACGCCGTCGAAGTCGAGGCAGATCCTCACTGCGCACCTCCGTTATGCACGCTCGTGCTCATATCCCGACCCTCGTGCCGGTGAACACGAAGATGGCGAGCGCAGCGCCTCCGAGCACGGCCCACACGCCGATCACGAGCAGCGCCAGCTTGCGCTCGGGCCTCATGACTCGGGGTTGCAGCCGACGGCGCTGATGTCGGCACGGCGCACCTGCCACACAGTGGTGGTGCCCTTGCCGTCGTCGCAGCGGATCTCCACGGCGTCCTCGGTGTACGCCGTCAGGAAGCCGGTGATCTCACGCTTGGACGTGAGCAGCCACACGGTGACCACCTTGTCGACCAGCGGGGCGAGGTTGAATGTGGGCGTAATCACAGTACGTGCTCCTCGTTGCAGTGCGGACACACAGCCTTGTCGGGTATGCGCTGCACGTTGATGGTGAAGCTGCGCCCGCAGAACCGGCAGTGCAGCGTCAAGGCGATCAGCATGAAAAACCCCTTGTTTCGTTGTCTTATTACGCAACAGGCAACTGCCTGCTACCGTTTGGCCGTGCTCTCCGACCCCTTCTTCATCCTCGTCTTCACCATCTTCGCCCTCGACATTGTGTGCCCCCGGCTCTGGCAACTTCGCCAGTGGTACGTGGCCCGCTACTACGAGGACGAGGAGGAGGTGGACGAGTCAGTGCCTGCCCTTGAACACGCCCAGGCTCTTGCCCTCGTACCGCTTGCAGAGGCTGTTGAGTGACACGAACTTGGAGTCGTAGTCGCCACGGCGCACGTCGTAGCAGATGATGATGCCCCGCCAGTGGTCGTTGCCTTGCGCACCCAAGTAGTCCTCGTCGTGCAGGTAGCACGATCCGGCCACGAGCCCGAGGTGCGCTGAGCCGCCGACGATCTCACGGCGACCGAACCACAGCCCCTGCTGGTGCCCCATCGTGAACGACCGGCCGATGGTCTTGATGCGTGCGTCCATCGACTGACCGCTCAGCGGTCGGCCCGTCATGCGGTTGGCGAAGTAGTGGGCGTACATCACGCCGTCGAGAATGACCGGCTGGAGGAAGCTGTGCTGCTTCACCTCCGGCGTCTGGTGGACGGCGAGGTCACCGAGGTCGACCAGCCCGTCAAGCTGAGCGTCTTGGTTGCCTGCCCGCACGATGCGCTCCTCGTGGTTGCCGTAGAGGAAGTGCAGGTCGAAGCCCTTGCCCAGCAGCGGGTCCATGAGCCGGTGCCACGCCTCGTTGCCGTACCTGATGTCGGTGGTGTAGCGACGGCCCTCCATGAGCCGCCCACCCTTCTTGTCGTACGACGAGAGCGACGGCATGTCCCAGTGGTCACCGAGGTGAATGATCCGCACGTTGGGGCGGTCCACGAACTTCTCGGTGATGTACTGGGCGATCCAGTCGAGGTGCGCTGTCGGCACTCCGTACTTGGCCTGCGTGTCGGGGATGACGACGTGAACCACGTCGCTGTTGAGGTGTCTGGGAGCTACCACGGTACGGGCCATGTTAGCCGTCGAGACGTTGTGCGAACGGGAAGTCGTAGCGGCCCGTGGTCACCGTGGTGCCACGACGCCACCGACCCCAGCCGTGCAGGTTGCGCCGCATGTTCCTGCCCAAGTAGTAACGGGCGTCGGCACGTCGCTGCGCACGGTTCTTGCGACGGCGCTGCGTAGGCAGCGTGTCGTAGACCGCTTGGAAGTGGCCGTGCTCGGGCTCGGGCGTCGGCGCAGGTGCGTCGTCGTCCAGCCACACCTCGTCAATGATCGGCTCAGTCATCTTCACCCAACTCCTCCAGCCGCTTGCGCAGCGTGTCGATCTCTTCGTACTTGTCGATCTCGGCCTTTGCCTTGGCGGTCAGCTTGAACCGCTTGGGCCACTCGACCATCTTGCGCTCCATGTTGGCGATGCGCTCGTGGAAGCGGGTGATGCTGTCGGTGACCGTGGCCTTGAGCCCGGCGATCCGATCGGCCAGGTCGCACACGTCGGCACGGTACTGGCTCAGCTTCCACTCGATGAACCAGTCGGGCTGCACCTGCGGCTCCGCTGGCGTGTCCACGAACTCGTCGCCCTCGACCACGTACCGCAGCCCCTTGATCTCGTTGGGCTCGGAGTCGTGAACGATGGCGTCACCGTCGAGCCCGAGCGTGGCGATCAGATCCTCCGCCACGGTGATGGCCTCACGCTCATCGAACACGCCATAACGGTCCCAGCACACCGAAGCGTGCCCCACGGCCTGTAGGACGGCACGACGCACGGTGAAGTCCTCGACGGGCTCCGGTGGCGGGGCAAGCTGCTCGCTCTCCCAGCGCAGGCTCTCGGCAGCGCCGATCACGATGCCCGGCGGCACGTCGACACGCTCGTGGTCCTCCACGATGCGCTCCAAGATGAGCACGCTGCCGCCTTCCACGTCTGCCCACAACTTGACGTTACGCATCTGTGTCCTCCACGATCAGTCCGAACTCGGTCACCAGGCGACGGATCTCGCCCAGCTTCATTGCCTCGTCCCAGCCAACGCCGTCGACCGCCTGCGAGAGCCGCAGGTAGTCGACACCGTAGCCAGGCGTCATCTCGGTCACGCCGTCAGCACGCTGCTGCTTTAGGATGCGCTCGACCGGCGTGGCCGCAACGATGGGGTCTAGACGCAGCAGCGCCTCCTGTGCGCCGGTCACGACGGCTTACCTACGTTGGTGATGTCGTAGGGCGTCGGCGGGGCCGGTCGGTCGTCGGTGCCTACCTTGTACCGGCTGAACCATGCGAGCACGAGAGCGTGCCACACGACTGCCACGATGTGCCGTGCGTTGTGCTGCTCCCCCTCGATGTAGAGCGACGGGTCGTGATCGAAGTCGTCACGAGCCCAGAACGCCTCCAGGTGCCGGTGGAGCGCAGCGAATGAGAGCGACCAGGCGTAGCCCCGCTCCCAGTTTCGGTCCTCGTACTTGCGTGCGCCACGGCCGAAGTGCTCGGCCACCTCACGCACGATCGTCCAGGGGATCAGGTGGAACGCAGCCAGCTTGGAGCCCTTGGCCCCGCCGGTCACGGCGTCAACGATGCGTGTCTCTTGGCCGTCAGGCATTGAAGCCTCGCAGGAACTCGGTCATGCGCTTCTGCTCGGGGTCGAGCACGTAGTACAGCCCGCTCTTGGTGTGCGCCAGCACGCCGTCGTCGGCCGTCTGCTTGACGGCGAGCACGATGGGCTTGCTCAGCGCCTCGGCGGCGGTGCGCTCGTAGCGTGCGCCGGTCGACACCTGCCAGCCGGGCAGCATCACGAGGTGCGTGGCGTGGTTGGTGATGACATCGAGGTCCCACTGGAACATCGTCTCCAGCGAGAACTTGCCCTTGCTGGTCACGGCGTCGAAGTAGCCGCCCACGTCGCCCACGGCGTAGCCGGGGAAGTCCTCGGGGTGAGCGTTGTCGCCCCACACCTCCTTGATGACGGTGCGGTCGTGGTTGGCCGGGCTGAACACCTCACCGCAGCCAAGCAGACGCAGGTCACGCTCGCAGGCGTCGAACATCGGGAAGTTGAAGTCGGTGTAGCCCGTCATGGGGCCACTGATGTACGGCTCTGCGCCGTCGAACTCGATGGTGGTCACTTGGCAAACTCCTTGATGAGTGTTCCGGCGAGGAAGCAGACGCTGCCTGCGCAGTAGAACCAGCTTGGTACTGACATGCCGAGAATGGTCACGGCCGTCCCTTCTTCGCAGCGCCGAGCGAGCCCGGCACATAGTGCTCTCCGATCACAGCCAACGCCGGAGGGGAGTCGAGATATTCCGCAGCCCTGGCGAACCAGCCTGCGTCGTCGTGATGCACGCCCAGCTTCTCGTTGCACGGCGAGCACGGCACGCCACGCACGAGCCCGTCCATGTGCCGGTGGTCGAGTACCCACAGCCGGGTGCGGCTGAACCGCTTGCGGCACAGGCAGCAGCGCCAACCGCAGGCGTCGAGTAGCTCGGCAACCTTCTCAGGGTTGTCCTTTTTCCACTGCTCGACCGGCGTCACTCGGCTGCGCTCCAGTCGTCGTCCATCCAGTCGCCAGGGTCGCCGTATTCCAGGGCGTCGGTGTTGAGCAGGAACGCCTGACCCGGCGGGCACAGCTTGCTCTCCACGACCTTCACGTCCCACACGCACTTACGGCCCTCGTAGTTGGGGTGGTACTGCATGCCCTTCGGCAACCACCGCTGCACACGACGCCATGTCCACGGCTGCCACCACACACGCTTGCGCTCGGGGGCCTTCACGATCATGTCGAAGAACGAGCGGCTGTTGTTGATGGCATCACGCAGGCCCGGTGCGTACACGTCACGCAGCGCCTGGTCGAACGCCGACATCGACATGCCCCGCCCGTTGACATCGGTCAGGTTGATGCACGTCTGGACCGGCGGCTCGTACCACGCTGCGTACTCGACCTCTTCCCGGTCGCCTGCGAGCACGGCAGCAAGCACACGCTTCTGCCAGTCGGTGAACGGGATCTTTGCCTGCTCTGCGAAACGCTCCGCAGCGTCGAGGGCTTCGTCGGGCGTCAGTGCGTCCATCCGTTCTCCTCCGCCTCTGCGATGTCGTCGCTGTTGCCCACGTACTCGTGCTCGGCGTCGAACATCGTCAACTCCCGCACGGTCTGCGCCACCCGCACCTCGGCTTCGGCAATCATCTGCTTCTGCCCGAGGTCGAGCACGGGATGGCTCCCGCACTCGGTGAGTGTGGTGCCACACTCGGTCAGGTTCTCGATCAACTTAGTCAGCGTCAAGGTCTTGCTCCCAGGTCTTGGCACTCCACACGAGTGGGTACCGGAACGGATTGAGGTCTGCTGCGATCTTCGTCAACAACTTGTGGAGGCGTGCTTCCATTCCCGGTTCGTCGGGTGCGTCGAACGCCAACTCGTCATGCACTTGGAGCACGAGGTAGTTGCGTGCCCAGGTGTTGTCGAGCGCCAGCATCGTGTCCTTCACGAACTCCGCAACGCCACCCTGCACGAGTGCGTTCAGCGCCGTGTAGGCGTGGATGCGCTTGCCCGGCGACCAGAAGTGCCGATACCGGTCGTTGTTCCCGTAGAGCGGAATCTTGCCAACCTTCTCAGCGTGCTGGGCGAGGAACTTAGCCATACGGTGCTGCACGGCGTACGCCTCTTTGTGGCCGTCACGCATCTTCTTGGCGACACGCCGGGCCTCCCTCGGGGAGTAGCCCGCCTTCGCAGCGAACACGGTGATCTGGTCGAGCCCGGCTCCGTACTCGATGCCGAAGTTCACGTTCTTGCTGAGCGTGTACTCCCGGCGGGTCTTGTCCATCTCCCCGCCGAACACCTGCACCATCGTGGTGGCGTGCAGGTTGGCACCGGACATCAACGTCTCAGTCAGCAGCGGGTCTTGCGTGACGGAAGCGGTGACCCACAACTCGGCGCTGTTGATGTCGAAGCCGTATCTCTTGAACCCGGGCTTCGCCGTATAGAAGGCACGCCTGATCTCGGGGAGTGAGTCGTCCCTCGGCACGTTCATCACGTTCGGTCCAGACGCAGACAAGCGCCCAGTGACCGTCTGCGTGGATGAGAAGTGCCCGTGTATCCGACCGTCGGTCGAGTACCGAGCGTGGTTCCCGTACGTTGTCGCTTGACCCTCTGCGTGCTTCCACTTCCGATACTCCAACACACGAGCAGCGACAGGGTGGCCCTGCAACATCTCCAGGGCGTTCTTGTCGGCTGAGGGGGAGCCGGTCTTCTTTGAGCGGCCCATTATGGGCAGCCCCAGCTTGCCATACAGCAACGCCTTGCACTGGTCGGGCGAGGCGGGGTTCTCGATGCCGAACTCCTCCTCCAACCCGATGCGCACCACCTCGGCACGCCGGGCGTACTCCGCAGCGGCGGAGTCCAACTCGTCCAGCTTCACCGACACACCTCGCTCGGTGAGCCGGTACAACACACCCTGGTAGTCGTGCTCCCGCTTCTGCCCCTTGCTGAGCACCGTGGCGACGGGGTGCGCTTGCAGCAGGAACTCCGCCAACTCGGCGGTCAGCGTGGCGTCCCGGGCTGCGTACTCGGCCATCTCCCGGGCGGTGATCTGGCCCCAGCTACGACCCCTGGCGAGTTGCCGGGCCAGCCGCTCGCCCTCATCGCCAGGGCGGGCAATCGACCGCTTCCCGTTCTTGAGCAGCGCCCCTAGCTCGGGGTAGGCAGCCACCACCACCCGCCGGGCGTCAGCGAGCCCGTAGGGTGCCTTCCTGATGGCGTCCAGCGCCTCCTTCTCGGCGGCGGCGTCTTCGTCCAGGTACATCTCCCCGAGCGGCTTGAGCCCCTTCACACGGTTCTCGTCCTGGTGCCAGGCGACCACCTGGGTGTCGATGTGGGGTCGGCGGCGACCCCTCCGGCCGTCCGGGGGGCGGTAGCCCAGCCCCAGGCCCGCCAGGATCGGCCAGTCGTGGAGGCAGTGGTGGGTGACCTGGGTGGCATCGGTGCGGTTCAGCGCCCTCAGGAGCCGCCTCACGGCCCTCGTGGGGGCGTTGCTCCCCGGGTGCCCCACGGGCACGTAGACGCCCTCCAGGTCGGCCGGGTCCATCCCGGGCCGCTCGACCACGCAGAGGCTCAGACCGGTGCAGTAGGCGCTCACGTAGGGGTGTAGCTCGGCCTTGGGGAAGATGGCCCGCATCTCCTCGGTGGCCCCGGACTCGGTGTCCCAGGCCACGTAGCCGTCGGGGCCGACGCTCTCGATGTACTCGGCCAGGGCCACGATCTCGCCAGGGTCGGTGAGGAGGGGGTCAGTCGAAGCCATAGACGGTGATCTCGTCAATCATGGGGTCCACCTCGTAGCGGCTGACCGAGCGGGCGATGGCGATGATCTGGTCCCGGGGCATGGGGTCGAGCGTCATCGTGATCTTGTTGATGGCGGAGAGGCACCGCACCATTGCCGTCGGCCCCATTCCCTGCTTGCGCATCGTCCCGGCGATGGCGGCGAGGGTCGTATTTCCGACCCCCTCGGGCATCTCGTCCCAGGTGTCGCCCTCGATGGCACGTTTCCCGACCACGAAGTCCTTGGCCCACGGCGGGTGAAAATCCTGCACCGTTGAGGGTGACCCCGTGAGGGTTTCATACCCAGGCCGGAGCCCCGGCGCTGCGTACACGATCTGCGACGACGCACCCTGCCTGATGTCGACACCGGGCAGCACACCAGCGTGCGGTCCCTTGAGGTGGTCCAACTCACCGAGCGGGTCATGCCACCGGTATATGACGTGGTAGCCACGAGGCGTCTTGCGTATCCAGGTGTCTGCGAAGTCGGCGTCGTCTCTGGCCTCCGGGTGGGCAATGTCCATCCAGTGGTTGAACGCCTCTTCGCTGTCGCAGTCGATGACGATGAGCCCGTCACAGCGCAGTCCGTACCAGCCCTTGAACGTCTTGGGGTTGATGCCCTTGTGCCCAGGCGACTGCCACCCGTTGTTGGCGGGTGCCTTCGGCTTCTTGCCGTCGTCGTTGGGTCCGTTGAGTGCTACGAAGATCGTCATGCACGTCACCTCCGCAGTGCGCAGCGAGTGGACGGAAGGGAACACTCGACTGCACACTGCGCAGGGCCGGGTGGGGAGGAGGAGTACCCACCCGGCCGTGCGTGGCGGCGGGGCCGCTATTCCGGCAGGTCTTCTGCCGTGACCGCTCCGACGATGCCGGTGTACTTCTGGATCACCGTCTTGTCGTCGTAGTCGTCCTTGCCCTTCTGGACCTTGGTCTTCGCCGTGACGAGCAGTCCCTCCAAGGACTTGCGGCTCAGACCCTGCACCGAGAGGCCGAGTTGGTTCAGCTTCTTCTTGGCGAAGCCGAGCCCCTTGCCACGGAGCATGATGAGGTCCCAGATGTGGGCCTTCTCGTGCGGGCCGTCCTGCACGACCCACGTCAGCTTGAGGTACGGGTCGCCGGAGTCCTTGCCCGACAACTTCTCCACCTTGGTGCAGAGGATCGTCACGTCCGCCTTGAAGGCGTCGTAGTCACCCGCTTCCTCGGCGGCGTCGAGGGCTGCGAGGTCGTCCTCGTCCAAGTCCCAGTTGTCTTCGTCCTCACCGGCTTCGTAGCCAGCTTGGAGCAGTGCGTCCAACTCCTCGGGGGAGTCACCCGCTTCGGCTGCGGCAAGTGCTTCCGCCTCCGCTTCCGCAGCGAGTTGAGCCTTCGTCTTACGGGGCATTACTTACCTGCCTTCCCCGCCGCAGCGGTCTTCGTTGTCGTTGCTGCGGGTGCAACAACGGATGCTTCGATCTTCTTCCGCATGAGTGCGAAAGTCGGATCGGTGACGCCAGGGCGGAGCGCCCCGAAGCGTGTCTTGCCCACACGAGCGGGGTCGCTCGCACGAGTCCAGAGGATGCGGTGCTCCACCATGATGGGCTCGTTCTTGGCGTTCTTCTTGCCGCCGTCGTTCGTCTCGACTAACACCAACTCGCCGTAGATGTTGCACCAATACTTGATGGTGCCCTCCACGGCAGGCTGCACGTCGAACGTCCGCTTGAACCGGCCCTTCTCTTTGTCGGGCAAGCGCACCGCACTCGTGAGCACGACGTGGACGCCTGACTCACGGGAGAGGATGCGCAGGTTGGAGAGGAACCGGTCGATGGCGTCGGACACCTTGCCGTAGTCCTGCTGGTCCGAGGTGGTCAACTCTTCCTGCCACTGGTTCTCGGACCGGCTCTTGTTCGGCATGTCGGTGGCCTCGTAGCGGAGCAGCCGTGCAAGCTGGTCGATGCTGTCGATGCCGATGGTCTGATACCCCTTGCGCTTCACCTCTGTCTTGAGCCAGAAGTACAAGTCAGCGAGGTCGGACCATTTCTCCGGTGCCCACTCCTCGGCCTTGCCGCCGATGGAACCGAGGGCGTCACCCTCAAGTCCGCCGTCGGTGTCGATGACGAGGGGTGACGGGTACGAGAGCAGCAGCGTCGTCTTGCCGACACCACCGTCTCCGTAGTAACACGCCCGATGCGGGGGCATGCCTGTAGCTGTGATTGGTTTCGGCTGCTGCCGAAGTGTGCGGGTCATAGGATCTCCTTGGACCGTTGGTTGGTTGTCAGCACGTACTTGCCTGGTTCGTGCTCCAGCAATGTACCTGACTGCAAGAGCGAGTCGAGCACAACGTGCAGTCGCTCAGGCGAGCAGCCGAGGAACTTGCACAACGTCTTGTCGCCGGGGATATTCCGGCCGGGGCGCACGGTGTCACGCAGGCGTCGAGTCAGCTTGCGAGCGAGCGCAGTGTGCGCACGGTTCCACTCGATGCCCTGCTCGGGGATCGGCGGCACCGTCTCGGTGACCACCTCGCCCCGCACCTTGGTCTTCTTGCCGAGCCCCATCACGACCTTCATCGGGTCACGCCCACGCAGTCCACCGAGGCGCACGATCGCAGCCCGCTGCTCCGGCGTCATGTACGCACGGAAGCCGTAGCGCCCCGTCACGCTGTCGCCCTTGGACTCCTCAGCGAGCGCAGCTTCCCCGCACCCCTGGCGTACCGGGCACAGTGCGCAGATGTCTTGCAGGTCGAGGATGCCACCGACGGCCTTGCCGGATGAGAGTGTCGTCTCCTTCTTGGTGTAGTTGAACCACCGCTCGGGGTGCGGGTCGTTGCGGCACAGTGCGTTCTCGTCCCAGGACATCAGTCCTCCGAGTCGTCGTAGTAGATCGACTCTTCCTCGACGCCGCCGAGGTCGGACCAGCACGCACGCTTGTGCCCGCACCACGAGCAGTCACGACCGACGTTGGGGATGGCGTCCGACGGTCGGCGCTGGATCACACGCCGACGGCGGATCGCTCCAGCGAGATACGCCTTGGCCGCAGCGAGGTGGCCGTCGCCCAACTCGATCTCACGCCGGTCGAAGGACTCGTACGGTTCCCGGGTCTGCACGCCAGGGTGGCGTTCAACGTACTGTCGTGCCCACTCGGTGCGCTGCTTGCCGGTGAGGTTGTGCAGCGGGGAGTCGGCCTGCGACAGCGACTCCTCGATGACCTGCTTCTGCGTCGGCTTCTTGAGCGCCCACTGGTACGTGTAGATGCCGTCGTAGATGATGCCGAACGGACGCACGCCGTGCTTCGCCTCGTAGAGCAGGCAGTACGCAGCGAGTTGCGGGTCGACGCCCACGTAGTCGAGGCGTCCCTTGCTCCCGTAGCTCTTGCGCTCAAGCAACCAGAGTTGGCCGTCGATCATGACCGCACCGTCGGTGCGGCCCACGAGCGTCCACTTACCGGTGCCGCTCCCGAAGTCCCTCGTGAGCCACTCTTCCGAAGTAATGACGTTCCAAGAGGAAGGCGGGGCCGAGCCGTAGTGCTGCACGTACCGCTCCAGCAGCCACTCGCACCGCTCCACGATCTCCGGGTTGAACTCGGCTAGTCGCAGGGTCTTGATCTCCCCCGGCTTGCCGCCTGTGTTGATGTCGTCCGTCCATACCTCCGGCAGAGTAGCGCCCTCGCCGTTCTGCCAGCGCCCGAGTGCGAGGTGCAGCAGGGTGCCGAGGTGCATGGCGTCTTTGGTGCCCGTCTCTTCCTCCAGGTTGACGTACGAGCGCCGCCACTTCTCCTCGCACTGCGAGAGCGTGTTGAACTCGGAGTAGTTGATGACGGGGATCAGCTTCTTCGGCGTCATGATGGGTCCAGGTGGTAGGCGACTTCCACGAGGAAGTCGTAGAGCGGCGTGCCCTCGGGCAACTCGTCTGCGAACGTGATGGCCTGGTCGGCCAGTGCGATGCCCGCCTGCTTGCGGCCACGCTTGGTCACCGGCCCCTCGCCTGCCGGGTACTGCCCGGTCAGTTGGTAGCGGTGGAGTCCACCGCCGACGTGCTCACGCTTGATGATCCACGCACCGTTGCGCCGCTCACGCAGGCCACGGATATGCGCAGACACTGACTGCGTGGGGCAGCCGACGGCCACGGACAGATCGTCCAGCAACCACCACTGCCCATCTTGCAGCAGCTTCAACACGAAGGCCATGTCCGCAGCGGTGCGCTTGATGCCCCCTGCGTCCCAGCCGCTGTCCTCCGGCGGAATCTCGTCACTCATTGCGTTGCCTCCTCAGGCGGTGGTGTTGGTCCGTACTGATAGAACTCCACGACACGCCGACCCATTCCCAGGTCTGGGATATTTCTTGCCTCGGGGTAGATGACCCGGCCCTGCCACGAGCAGTCGATGACCTGCTTCGTGCGCCACCGGTTGCGCAGCCACTTGGGCACGTAGCGAGGGAACTTGTACCGGTACCACACGTACCGCTGTCCCTCCCGTGGCCCCTCGTCGCCCATGCAGTACGCACGCAGCGAGAGCACGAGCGACTGGGTGATGATGTCGAGGTGCGACTCGATGCCCTGGATCTGCACGCCTGGCGGTATGTGCTCGGCGGCGTACAACTGCACGAGTGGCATGATGATGGCGTTAGCCCGGTCGATGTCGGACATCTTCACAGTGAGAACCCCTTTCCGTAGATCACGTCGCTCAACGGGCGATCAGCCAACGTCTCGATGACGTTGGTCTTGTCCAGGCACGCCTGAACGACTGCCACGTCGATGGTCCCGTCGTACATGAGGTGATACACGAGGACACGTTCGCTCTGACCACTTCTTCGTCGGCGTCCGACTGCCTGCTCGTTGATCGCAGGGTTCCAATCACGGTCGAGGAAGACCACCGAACTGCCTCGGCTTTGGAGCCCATCCACACCGGTACCGAGTGCGGCCAGTGTTCCGACCACCACGTCAACGTCGCCGTTCTTCCAGTCCAGCAAGACAGCTTCACGTTCTTCTCCCGTCAGGTCGCCGTCGTACGCCCGTGCCCTGATCCACCCGGTCTTGTTGAGGCGTGCTACAAGGCGATGTGCTGTCGCCTTGTAACCGGTGAACGCCACGACGCATTCCCGTCGGGCAATGTCTCCGATCAACTCGGCGGCGGCTGCGACCTTGGAGCCATCGTCGGTCGATGCGTCGATGTTACCCACGTCGGAGGCAAGCTGGCGCAGTCGGGTCCACAGAGACAGCTTGTTGTCTGTCGCCACTTCGATCGCACCTACGGTGGCCCAGCCGTGCTTGACCAGCTTGTCGTACGCCTTCTTCTCGGCTGGCAGCATGGTCACGTCGATGACGGTGTGCTCGGGCTCCTGCGTCCAAGCCTCGCCAGGGAACAACTCGTGGATCTGCCGCTGGATCATCACCTTGGCAAGTTGTTCACGCACGGTTACCACCCGGTGCGGCAGCATGTCGTGGACGATGCGCACGGGCCGGGGCAGCTTGCCGTGGAACGTGGTGTACTCGACGTTGAAGTTGGCCTCGACCCACCGCTTGAACGAGGGGTACTGCTTGGGCCACAGCATGTGCAGGTACTGCCACGTCTCGTCGGCGTGGTTCATGATGGGCGTGCCGGTCACGATGAGGCAGCACTCCGCCCGGTGAGCGAGGAGGTCGGCGGTGAGAGCCACGCCCGTGCGCCGACCCTTGAGCCGGTGCCCCTCATCGAACACCACCGTCTGGAACTTGGCAGCGATGATCTGCTTCTCGTCCAGCTTCATCGACTCGTAGGTCGTGAGTTGGATGAGCGGGTTCGTCGCACCGTGGGCGAGGTCGTACCCGATGTGCCGGTCCTCCCTCGTGCGGCCCGGCATTCCTACTTCCGCAGCAGGGAAGAACCGAGCCGCCTCTCTGCGCCAGTGACCGTGAACGGCCTTGGGGGCGACTACCAGAGTGCGAGGGAGGTCGGTCTGCTGCGACAACCACGTCAGCGTGGTGCCCGTCTTGCGTGCGCCCACCGGGTCGGCGTAGATACACCGCCCGGCCGTGGCGTCCATGAAGTCCAGCACCTCGTGCTGGAAGTTGTCGAGTGTCGGCTGCATGCCGACCCCAACTACACGCCGGTCTGGGGTATTCCCGCCTGCGAGGGAGAAGGCACCTCCGCCTGAGCCGCCAGGCGGGCATCGACGGCATTGTCGATCGCCTGTGCGATGCGATCGAGCCACTTGCTCTTGGCCGTGGTGAAGTACGAGATGCCCACGTTGAGCAGCAACGCAGCGAGCCCCGAGCCACCCACCACACTCACGGCGTGGACGGCGGTCGAGGCGTTCGGCACCGTCGCTTCCACGGTGGTGATGGCTACTGCCACCTCACCGATGGTCTTGGCGATGCGGGTGAGCGTGTCCTGGGAGATCAGTGTCCATGTCATGTGCCCGAGCCTACACGACCCGTCGCCCACTTGGCAGTCAGGGAGGTGCAGAGGAAGTTGGTGGCGAACACCAGCACCCCGAGAACCGCAGCCTGCTTCCACCCGTGGGTGATGAGCGTGTCGGCCCCCAGGATGCCCACGAAGAGGCTCAGGGTGTTGTTGACGGCGTTGCTGCCACCGGCCAGCCACGGCCGGTTGCGAGCCTCAGCGATGGTCTGCACCACGTCGAAGATGTCGGACACGCCCATCGCCAGGACGGCCACCAGTGTGAGCCACATGGCTACGAGGTGGTGGTCGGCGGCGTGGGCAGGGCCACGACCGTGGGTGCCGCACCCGGGATGATGTGGAGCAGCCCCCGTAGCTCACCGAAGTTCTGGGCGTCGAGGAGAGCGTGCGCCCCGAACTGCTCGGACAGCTTCGACATCGCCAGCACCGCCAGGCGTGCCGTCTCTGCGTTCTGCTTCGCCGTCTCGGCCTGCGAGAGCCCAAGCTGGTCGACCTTCTGCTCCAACCGCCCGTAGCTGTTTGCCGCCTTGAGGGTCATGAAGTAGATGGGGAGGATCAGGATGATGAGGGTGGCGATGGCGACCCAGGTACCGGAGGAGGTGCTGACTGCGAGCATACCCGCAGCTTAGTAGGTACCTGAGCCGTAGCCCCCAGAGCCAGAGCCGCCTGTAGGGGCAACGGCGTCCAGGGCCAGGTAGCCCCCGGTCTTGTCGGCCGTGGCGATGCTCGCCGCCGTCTTGGAGATCCGCTTGAGGAGCGCCTGCCACTGGGCGTCGGTGTACGTCTTGACCGGCACCACGGCACCGGCCACGGCGTTGCTCGACCCGAAGATGTCCGCCCCCGCACCGATGGTGGGTGCCGAGCCGAACACGTCTTGAAGCTGCTGCCCGACGGCGGGCTTGCTCACGAGTTGGCCGTACTCGCCCATGCCCGCCTTGCCGGAGAACGTGGGTGCGTGCAAGCCGTCCTGCAAGAACAACTGGATGAACGGGTGTACCGACGACAGGATGCCCTGCGGCGTCACCAGCTTGTACGTGTCGATCAGCGGGTTGATCTTGGCGTAGCTGATGAGGTGCCCGCCGATCATGTCGGAGCCGATGAGGTTGTCGGGGATGCTCCCGTTCAACTCCTGCTCCAACATCTGCTGGTGCATCTGGCCGACGTTCATGAAGATGCTCGATGCGTACGGGTGATCCGCAGGCAGGCGCATCATGATCTTGAACATCGCCTTCTGGAACGGGTAGAAGGGGAGGATGGTGGCGACCAGGCCACGCTCGATGGCGCTGAGGTTGCCGAAGTCACCGAGGCTGGTGAACGCTGCCTCGGCTGCCACCTCGGGGCCGAGCCCCTCTCGCATCTTCGATGCGTACACAGCGGCACGGCCGAGCCCGTCGGTCACCTTGACGATGTTGCGCATGCGTGCGTTGAGGTCGTGGAGCACACCTCGTGTGCCCTCGCTCGCCGCCGTCGTGCGCAGCCCACGCTGGAGGAACGAGCCCGGCGTGGCCGAGCCCTCCTCGTCGGTCATGCCCCAAATCGAGCGGCCACGTACAGCGTCGGGCAGGTCCGCACCACGGATGCCGAACTCGTCCTTCGTCCACGCCTGCCGCACGGCCGTGCGGAAGTCGGTCCAGTGTGCGCCTGCGAGCACGGCGTTGCTGACCGCACCGAGAAAGTGCTTCATGTACCACGTCGGTGAGTACGTCAGCATGATGTTCTTCCACAGCGCCGTCGGTCCACCCTTGAGGATGAAGCGGGGCACGCCCGTGTCGCCACCCCACCGTGAGTAGGGCTCCTGCATCTTGCGCAGTGCGTCACCGACGTGCTTGGGGATGATGTAGCTCGTGTCTCCGGCGGTCGCTGCGATGCGACGGCCGAGCCCGGTCTGCTCCTTGCCGGTGATGATCCCCTGGCGAGCCGCATCCCACGCCTCGTAGCCCGGCGGCACGGTGGTGCCGTCGACCAGCGGCTTGGCCCAATACTTCTCCACGAAGTCAATGACCTTCGACTGCAACATCTCCTTGGTCGCTGCGACCTGCGCCGACGACAGCACCTCCAGGTTGCGGGCTGCGATGTCCTTGCCACGCAGCACGCCCAGGTTGGCCTTGCGCATGCGGGCCATCTCGGGGTCAGCCGAGAGGTTCATGTGCCGGTACATCAGCTTGGCCGCTGCTTCCTCGGTCATCTCCGGCACGTACGTCGGCTCAAAGCCGTGTGCCGCTGCGTACTGCATCACTGCCTGGAACGTGTCGGGGATCTCGGAGAGCACCGTCGCCATCTCCCCGGCGTTGGGGTCCTCACGGATGAGCGCCGCCATCTCTTGGAACGACTGCACCATCGGCTGCCACGCACGGGGCACGTTCGCCAGGGACGGGTTGCCCAGGCGCTCGTCAATCTTGCCGAGGCTGCGCTCTGCGAGCCGGTGCGCCTGGTCGGCCATGCGTGCGACCTGCACGCCCGCCTCGCCGCCCTCGTTCCACAGCCCCATCATCTTCGACGTGGCCCGGTCGACCTTGGCCTGCTGCTGTAGCAGCGCCTGCTTCTGCACCTGCAACGTGGCGCTGCGCTGCCGGGCTTCACCGAACTGGCGCACACGCTGGGCGTACTGGGCGTCGGACTCAAAGCGGCGCTGCACGGTCTGCACGCCCCCGACGGGCTTGACGTACTGCGACGACAGCGGGTCGGTGTACACCGACGGCTTCACGATCTCGGGGTTGAGCAGCCCGTCCCAGTAGTTGCGCACGTCGAGCGGCGTCGTCTGACCGGCGGCGGTGCTGAGGTGCGAGGCGTAGATGTCGTCCATCGTCTGCGCTGCGGAGCGGAACGCTGCGCTCGGGCTGCGGGTCCACGGCATATCACCGTTGTGCGCCTTCTGCGCCATGTACCCCATGAAGTCCTCAACGAACTTCTCCTCGTCCGCACGGCGTGCTGCGGTGAGCGTGCCGTTGACGAGCGGGTCGTTGATGTGGGGGTAGTGCGCCTCCATCTGCGCCACCTCGTCGGCCGGAGCCATGAGGCGCAGGAGGTGCATGTCCTCGTGGACCAGCGTGGCGATGTCCGCACCCTGGAACAGCCGAGCGACCATGCGGCCGGTGCGCCCAGCGTCGAGCATCGTGACGCCCCGCACCTGGCCGTTGAACGTCTCACGCAGAGCGTCGGTCGAGCCCATGCTGGCCCCGGGTGACGGCACGTAACCGCCAGGCTGGGCGAGGCGGTCGGCTGCGGTGCGCTGCACGCTCTTGCTCTGCTTGATGGCCTTGTCGCCAACGTCACGGAAGTTGCCGCCCTCGGCGTCACCCTTGATGCTGCGCTCACGCTTCGCCACGTACGACGACAGCTTGGCCTTGGCCTCGCTGATGGCGTCGGGCGTGCCCTTGGCGATGAGCGCCTGCACCTCGGCCTTCACCTTGTCGTACTTGACGAACTGCGCCTCCTTGGAGGCAAGCACCTTGGCGTCGTACGGCGACTCGTTACGCTGCACCTCCTGGTAGTTGGCACCGCTCGTGTCGGAGATGTCCTTGCCACGGGAGTTGGCGTTCACGTCGATGCGCACCGGCTGTGCGTGCCGGTCGGGGAACTGCTGCAACTGGTCGAGCGTCGTGCGCTCCTCGGGCGTCAGCGTTCCCGCCGTAGCCTTCGCACTGAGCGCCTTGCGCTCGCCACGCACTGCAAGGGCGGAGCGGGAGTAGCCCAACTCCTCTTCCTTCCAGTCGTCAAGGAACTTGAGCGTGCGAGGGTCGACCTTGCCACCGGCTGCGAGTGTGTCACCGATCGTGTTCAACTCGCTCATCGCCACGTCGTGGTGGGCGAGCAAGCGGGACCAGTCCTGCGTGCCGACGTACTCCTTGGTGAACACCCAGAGCAGCGCCTGCACCTCGTGCGGCATGACGGTGCGGCCGAGCCGTGCGCTCAACTGCGTTGCCTGGTCACGGATCTCCTGCGCCTTGTCGGCGTAGTTGGTGCCCTTGCCCCAGTCGGTCTTGTCCATACCCCACAGCTTCGCCATCACCGAGTCGAGGGTGACGTTGAGCGAGTGGTCGGGGTCGCTGAGGTTGGCACGGAACGAGCGCAGCTTGGCGAGCCCGGCCGAGCCGGTGTGCTCCAGCATCGCCTGCTCGTACGCCGGGCGCACGCTCTTGGACTGCGCCAGCTTGAGGAAGTTGCGGCGGGCTGCGCCCACGTCGGCCGAGGCGTCGGTGATGTTCGGTACCCACACGCCGTTGCCGGTCTGGTAGTGGTACGCACCACCGTTGGCGTGCGTGTACGAGCCGATCGTCTCGACCTGATGCGAGTCGCCCACCACGTAGGTGGGGTCGATCTCGATGCGGCCGGTGGTGTCGTTGCGGAAGATGCCGAGGTGCGCACCCTCGGAGGCGAGGATGGTGGCGTACTCCTGCTTCGCTTGCTCGATGCCCCTGGCGAACGTGGCCTCGTCGGCGTTCGGGTCGACGGTGATCTCCTTCATGCCCGGCAGGCGCACGGTGAGGGACATCTGATCGGTGCCGTCGGTGGCCTTCACGACCGAAGCGCCCGTGTGTGCGTCGATGGTGTCGCCACCCCAACCGTCGTTCACCTCGGGCCGTGTCTCTTGGTACAGCCGATGCACGTCGAGGTTGTCGAGCCCCGTCGGCGCAGACGAGTTCGCCAGGCGGCGGTCGACTTCAACCTTGCCCTCCTCAGCGAGTGCCCGTGACTCGACCGGCGTCACCGTGCGGCCACGGCCGCTCTGGTTCGCCATGTCGCTCTCGGTGATGGGCGTGCTCGGGTGGTTCTGGAGTGCGTCGAGTTGCGCACCAGCGTCGACCGCAGCCTGCGCACCCTTGGTCTTGATGCCGAGCCGGTCGATCCAACCGGCCACGTCGTTCGGTCGCAGGTTCTCGTTGCTCAGGCCACGGCGCTCGCCGGTCCAGAACTCTGGCATGCGGTCGATCGTGTCGGCCGTTGCGTTACCGAGGTCGAGACGCCCGGTCAAGATGTCGATGACGTTGTACTTGGGCGAGGTCGTCATGCTCGTCTGATGCGTCAGCTTGCGGAACTCCGGCGTGTTGAGGAAGCGGTCCGACACCTTCGTGCCTTCGCCCGGACCCACCAACCGCTCGGTCGGCTTGCCGATGTCCTTGACGTAGCTCGACCCCGGCGGCAGTGACATGGCCTTGTCCATGATCTCCTGCGTCACGAGCGCCGACCCAGCACGCTGTCGGTACAACTCGTCCAGGTTGCTGAACCCCATGAGCGCACGGCCGAGATTCTGCAACGGGCTCGCCATCACCGAGGTGACAGCGAGCAGGTCGTAGAACACGTCGGCGGCGTCTCGTGTGGTGCCGGGCAGCACCTTGCCCCGGTAGTTCTGCTCGATGTAGTCGTGCGACTCCTTGTACCATCCGAGGATCTTCGTGAGTTGCTTGCCCTGGTACGTCTTGAGTGCAGCCTCCACACCAGCGGCCGTCGTCATGTCGACGGTGGTGCCGAACAGCGCAGCGTTGCGAGGCATGCCCTCGGCCACCTCGTACTTGGCGTTGAACAAGTCACCGATCTCGTGGAGGCTGCTGCGCTGGGCGAAGGCGTAGTCCATGAGCATGCGGTTGTTGAACTCACGCAGCAACTGGTGCTGCGGGATGCCGACTTCCTGCGCCGTCGCCTGCGCCGTGTTCCACATGGTGTTGACCGGCGAGGACGGGTCCATGATCTGATCGAGGTAGTGCGCAGCGATGGCCTGGTCGAGCGGGTGCTCGGAGAGCGGGAGGTCTTCGCCGCTTGCGTTGATGTGGATGCTCGGCTGCTCAAACGCCTCGCCCAGTGTGCTCGCCTGCATCACGTTCATCGGCACACCGTTGAGGGTGTGCTGCGTGATGTCGATGTTGTAGCTCGTGCCGTCGGGCGACTTGCTCACCGTGAGGTGTGCGTCGGTGCCACCCCACAGCGAGTTGGGGTCGTAGTTGGTCGAGCCGTCGGTGTTATGCGGGTGGAGGATGGCGTTCTGGATCGCACCCACCGGGTCCGCCTCAAACGTGGCAGCGTCGATCGTCGCCTGGTGCGCCGTCGCCACAGTGTGACCGAGCGTGGGGTGGATGGCCTCGCCGGTTCCGGCGTCGAGCGTTGCGCCCCACCGTCCACCGGCTGCCTCCGTACGAGCAGCGTCATCGAGCAGTGCGTGCGCAGACGCTGCGATCGAGGCATCGTCCTTGAGCCCGGGTGCGACACCCTGGTGGAGATCCTCGATGGTCTGGTGGTTGATGCCGATGCGGTCCTGCAAACGCACGAGCGAGTCAGCGATACGGTTGCCGTGCCACGCTGACTGGATCGCCTGCTGCTGGTTGCGCTGGATGAGGTCGGGCAACTTGCCCCGCCACACCTGCTCCCTGCGCAGGTCACCCATCGCCTTGCGGTACAGCGCCACGTCCTTGGCGGACATGACCACCTCGTTGGGGTCGAGGAGTTGCGACTCCAAGCCTCGTGCGCCGTACCGTGTGGACAGCAACGTCTGCATCGTCTGCAACGTGTCGGCCTTGTACTGCTCGACGCCCGCTTGGATCGTCGCTTCCAACTGCGTCTTCTGCGCATCGCTGAGCCCGGCTGTCATGTCGGAGGTGACGCCGGGGTAGTTCGCCCCGGCCTTCTCCAGCAGCGCCTTGAGGATCGGCTCGGGCAACGGGTCGCCGGGGGAGAGTTCCCGGTTGACGAAGTTCTGCGTGAGCATGTCACCGTTGACCCGCTTGATGATCTCCTGGCCGAGCGCCTGCGACACCTTCTCGGGATCGAGGCTGCGGTTGGCGGACCAGATGATGTCGGCGGCTGCCTGCCCGGCGTGCATGAACGCCGACGAGCGGCCATGCTGCTGCGCACGCTCAGCGAACTGCTGCACGTTGCGCTGCAACTCCTTGAACGCCACCTTGTCGACGGTGCCGTTGGCAACCTTTGCGAGCACACGGTTCATCGAGTCGGGCAACGCCTGCGCCACACGCTGCGCCCATGCGGGCGGCGGCATTGCGATGCGCTGACCGGCACGGTCTTCGGCCACCAGGGTCGGGGCGCTCTCCGCAGCCTGGCGTTCCTCATCGTGCAACTGCGCAGCGTCGTCAGCCATCTGACTCTTCGTGCGCATCGTGCCGTCCGGGTTCATCCGGTTCGGCACCTTGATCTTCGTGGGGTTCGGCGTGCTCGCACGCTCCTGCCCGTTCGACTTGATGTACTCGTCGGGGATCGTCACTTCGCCGTTGGGTCCACGAGGCAACGTCGCCGCCACGTCGCTCGGCACGTCGACCGTGTGGACACGGCCCATGTCGGCTGCGCTCGTGCCGCTCGCACGGCTCGGGTTGGGCAAGCCCTCGACGTACTCCGAGCCCGGCGCACCGACACGGCTGAACCGTGTGGTGCCCGGCGGCACACCGAGCCCGGCCTCAGCGAAGAGACTGCCCGAGTCGGCGGGTGCCGTCATGACCGTGTGCGAAGCCGTCATCGCCTCAGCACCCGCAACCTGCGGGTCCATCGAGGCGGTCACGGCAGCGTGATCCTCCGGCGTCATGTGCGTGGGTGCGGTGACCGGCGTAGGTGTGCGGATACCGCTCACGGCGTCGGTGACACCTTGGAGCGCCTGGCCTGCGGCCTCAAGCTGGTTGGCCTTGAGGAACCCGGCAGTCTGCTCGGAGATGAAACGGTAGGGGTGCGCAGCGCCCTCTGCGATCGAGTTGATGAGCGGGTGCGAGAGAGCGGTGTCGCCTGCCTCCAACGCAGAGGCAGCAGCGCCCGTCGTCGTCTCGGCCGCAGCGCCGGTCATGCTCGCAACCGGCCCGGCCACCATCGCCAGGGTGCCGAGGTGGCCGATGACGGCGGAGGCGAGCCCGCCGTGCTCGGCCTGCTGGATCACGTCGCTCGGCGCAGCGCCACGCACGTAGCCGTTGGCGTCGGGCACACCTGCGAGTTGCTGGCGCTCGGCGTCGGAGAACCCGACGAAGTGCGACATCAGCAAGTTCTCACGCTGCATGAACTGGTCGTACTGGTTGCTCACCTGCTCCAGCCCCGGCACCGTGCCGACTGCGTGGAACGCATCAGCGCCCAGGTTCTGCAAGCCGGTGATCGTCTGACCACCGATGTCACCCACGCCACGCACGGCGTCGATCGCTGCACGTCCTGCGGCGTCGGTGTTGCCGGTGGCGATGTCACCGACGGCACGGCCGACGTTGACGATGGGCTCACCGAGTGACGAGCCGATGCCGGTGACGAACGACTTGACTGCGCCGACCGGGTTCAGGTAGTCGTACGCAGCGTGCGCTGCGTTACCGAGGTCGGTGATCGGGTTCCAGCCCCACGGCGATGAGCCGCTGCTGCCACCACCGATCTTGTAGAAGTCAGCAGCGGTGCCACCGCCACCGAGTCCGGGCACAGTGCTGCTCGACCCGCCGGTCGAGGAGACGCCGCCGAGAGTCAGGTCTACAGATGTCATGGCCTATCCCGTGATCGACTTGATACCGAATGCCGGGCCGTAGATGAGCCCCTGGTCTGCGAGGTACTGCTTCACGTTGTGAATGTCGTCCACCTTCACCGAGGAGAGCGCCTGGTTGACGGCGTTCATGTAGCCAGCTTGCTGCGCAGGCGTCCACGACTTCCAGCTTGACGCTGCGGTCGACGTGGGCGGCACGTTGGTGAGCCCCTTCTCGTGCGAGAGGATTGCCGTCGCCACCTTCGCACCAGTCGCCATGCCGTTGGAGTCGGTGTACCCACGGTTCTGCGCCTGCGTGTCGAGTTGCGTCTGCGTCGGAGGCGTGCCGCCGTTGCTGAGGATCGGGTTGCCGTTCTTGTCGTACATCGGCTGCCCGGTCGTCGGGTCGATCTGCGTGTGCTCCAGCGTCCACATCGACTTCTGCCCGGCGAGGCTCGATGCCTGCGATGCCTGCGAGGCGTCGAAGTTCATCGCTGCTTGGTCGAGGTTGGAGATGGCGTCGGTGTGCGCAGCGTTGAGCGTATCGAGCCCGGCTCCGTAGTTGGCGGTGTTGCCGAGGTTGAGCAGCGGCACGGTGTCCAACGCAGCGGCGTTGCCCCCGCTGATCGCAGCGCCTGCCAGCTTGTCGTTGTCGTTCGCACCGATGGCCTGCCGTCCGCCGACGGTGCCGCCGAGCGTGTGCGCCAGCGTACCGGCGTCGACCTTCGCAGCAGCGAGGTGCTTGGCGAACGCCGCCGGGAGCCCAGCTACTACAGCCGCAGCAGCGTCACGCCGTGCGCCGAGTTGCTGAACCGAGGACGCAAGCTGGTTGTCGATCGCCTGGCGCATCTCCCCCATGTGGGCGTTGAACGCATCCACGTACTGGTTGTCGGGGTTGGGGAGCGCCGAGTTCGGCGTGCCGTCGTTGTGCGGAGCGACCGGCGGGTTGGCACCGGGGCCGGAGGTGGGGCCGTACGGCGACCAGGGCGTAGAGCCCGAGCCCGGCACCTGCGAGGAGACGGTGTACGGCACCACCCCGCCCTCGTAGTCCTTGGGGTTCGTGTCGGGGGTCGACGGCGGAACGCCGGGGCTCAGCGGACCGGCCGAGGCGGTCGGCGTGGGCGGGGTGTAGCCGGTCGGCAGAGAGTACGTCTGCCCGTTGGGGCCGACGAATGTGCCCGGCGCTGCCGCCGGGGATGCACTGGGTACGGTTCCTGCCATGCAGGGCAGTGTACCCGCTTAGGCCGTGGTGTAGCCGATTGCCGCAGCGCCCTGGTTGTACGTCATCTGGTTCATGGCGTCGAACATGCCCGAGTAGATGTTGAAGCCCTGGTCCTTGATCGAGCGGTCCATGTTGCCCTCAGCCACACGCCGAGGTCCGCCGAACCAGCGCCCGTTGGCACCGGCAGCGTCTTCCATCTGCGGGATCTGCTCGTCCTTGGCGTTGCTCTCCAGCGCACCAAGCTGGTAGTTGCCTTGGCCCTGCGTGGTCTGGGCGTTCATAAGGTCGCTCGCCCCGAGCGTGTACGCCGAAGCAGCACCGCCGGGGGGCTGGTAGGTGGGAACGGTTGCGGCCATGCGCTCAGTGTACCTACGACCAGAACGTGTCACGGATCGGAGGGTTCGTCTCCGACCGGTACAGCAGCATGTCGGCACGCATCTGCGTGATCGACGCCTCAAACTTGGGCCAGAGCAGCCCGTACATCTTGTCGTTGCCCTCGTCCAAGTACGCCAGGGCGAGCATCCCGTCAAGCAGGTCGCTGTGGTAGATCGAGGGGTACACGGGCGAGCCCGTGGTGCTCGGGCGCTGCGCCGTCACGACGAGGTGCGAGCCCACCGACGAGGTGCCGCCCGAGTTGTTGATCGTATTCGTCACGGTCACCGTGTACTCGCTCGTCACGTCAGTCGATGCGTGCGTGGTGTCGTTGACCGCCACGACCGAGATGAGTTGGTCACCGACGGCGATGCCGGTCACGGTGTGGTCACCGGCCGCTGCGCCTGCGATGCCGTACACCGTGGTCGTCACAGTGCCGAGGTCGGCCGGGTACTCCACGCACTCGCACACCACCGTGGTGTTCACGAGTGGCGCAGGGAACAACTCCAGCACGTTCGCACGCAGCCGATAGGTGACGGGCTGCCCCGTCTCGCTGCGTAGGTGGTCCTGGTGCCACTGGTCGCCACGGCCCTGCTGGTCGACCAGCCGGTAGTCGTCGGTGGTGTCGTACGCCCAGTTGACCTGGAACACGTTGGCCGGGAGCGCACCGCTGCGCTGCCCGGCGAGTACGGTCACCGTCTCCTCCGCCGACTCCAGCCACGGCCACAGCGGGCTCGCTTCGTTCACGTCGGAGTAGCACTGGTTGAGGTACTGGAGCCACTGCCCCGCCGAGATGACGGCGTTGGACGGGTCCTTGTACCGCACTGCGGCCTGGGCGATGAGCGTGGATGCGGTGGTCACGGGGTCCAGCCTACTCGGAGGAGTTGCCGATGAGGTTGTTGGGACCGAAGCCGAAGCGCACACGCTCGACGGTCGGAGCCTCGCTCGTGTTGTCGTCGCACGAGGCGGTCAGTGCGATCGAGAGGTAGTGGTCGCCAACGTCGGGGAACAGGAACGAGTGCATGTGCCGACCGGCAGGCTTCGATGCGATGGTGAACTTCGCCACCACCACGTCCCGGCTGTCGATCACCGTCGCCACGTAGGTGGTGGCTGCGTAGTTCTTGGCGAGCACCTGCAACTCACGCATGCGCACGTTCTTGCCGTTGGCGTCCGAGAACGGCACCGTCTGGAACGATGCGCTCGATGAACGAGAGAGCGAAGCGCCGCCTTCGTAGAGGCGAATGTAACCAGCCTCCAAGCCGGGGCCGCTGTTGCAGCAGTACACACGGCCACTCTGCACACCGTGGTGGTACGCCGAGTCGTGCATGAACGAGCAGCGGAACCATGCCTTGGTGCGCATGTCATAGACACGCCCGCCAGGGGCGAAGATGTAGTCGTTCAGGAAGGCCAGTTGGCCGGGGCCGAGGTTGCTGCCGGTGTCGATGTCGAAGCGGCCGATGGGGTCCGAGAGCGACGTGAACGTGTTGCCGTCGGTGATGTAGATGCGCCCGCCGGGCTCGATGAAGGCGATGCCTCCCGGCACACGGCAGGGCTTCTGGAAGTGGATGCGTTGGTGGTGGTCGTCACCCATCGCACGGATCGGCACGCCCACGTCAGCGATGCTGCCGTTGATCTCGTACCAAGGCGCACCGGCCAAGCCGACGAGCAGGTCTGCGGGCGCACGCTGCGAGAGCATGCCGATGATGCCGTCGGGCTCACCCTCACCGATCTGCTGCGTGTTCGCACCGTCGCCTGCGGCGTAGAGGATCGAGCCGAGGTCGGACCAGTTGATGTTGCGGCCGTCGGCCCATAGGAAGCGGCCTTGCGACGTGACGATGGGGCCGATGGTGGCGTACCGCTTCGACACGCTCGCTGCGGCGGTGGTGTTGCTCGTGTCGGACGCACCGGATGCAACCTTGATCGAGTACACGCCTTGGTTGTTGCCGCCACGCTTGACCCACATGAGCCAGGTGTCGCCGTTGTTCTGCACGAACTGCACGAACTCGCTCACCTGCGATACGACCGTGGCGTCGTCGCTGCCGTCGTCCCACATCGAGGTCCAGCCGGTGTCACCGTTGGCGAGGTCCATGCGGTACAGGTGCGCACGCCCGTTGGCCGGGTTGATCGTGGCGAGGAACTGGTCGTTGTCCTGACCGGCGGTGCCGACTGCACCACCACGAGAAAAGATGCCCGTCGCAACTTGCGAGGACGAGCTACCGATCGTGGACACGTCGAGCGACGTGCCGGTGTAGAACGCACGCAGCCCACCTTCGATCTGCGGCTCCCAGTCGGTGAGCACGCTGAACGCCTGCTTGTCGGAGAGCAACTCCGCCGGGCTCTCTACGTCCCACAGGCCCGAGGTGAAGTCGCTCACCTCCACCCAGGTGAGGTGGGTGTTGACCGGCATTACTCGCTCGGTGTGTGGTGATCGGTGACGGCGTGGAAGTGCTCGACGCCGGTCAGCTTGGTGCGGGCGACGTTCCAGAGGTGCTCGGTCATCTCGCCAACCACCTGGCCGATGGCGTACTCCTTCTCGGCGTCAACCTTCTCGTTGTGCTTCTCGATACGGTCCATCACGCCGGTGTGGCCGGGGTTGCGGGGGTCCATCTCGCACAACTCGGGGATGATCTCGTGGAGGAGGTGCAGCGGCCGAGAGATCAACCGGGTGTCGGTTCCATCCTCGTTGTGCCGCCACACCTCCCAGCGGCGTGCGAGCACTTCGCCCTCACGCACGTAGCGCCCCGCCCGGTTGGAGTACCCGGTCTTGGGGGCGGCGATGATTCCGCAGAAGAGGGAGAGACGAGGGTCACCCTTCCAGCCGATGATGCCATCTCCCATCGTCAGCTTGTCGGCCAGTACCTCGGCCTCGTAGGGCATGTCGCTTACGTGTTGTGCCTGGGTCATGACGTGCAGTGTAGCCCCACAAAGAGAACGGCCCCTCCGAAGAGGGGCCGTTCAACACTCACTCGCTCACCGACTAGAAGGACGGAACCGCCGCCTTCACCGCAGTGTGAGCGTTGCGGGTGTACGTCTGGAGGTTGACGTACGCCTTGAAGCGTGCCTCCACGGCGTCCGACCCGTCGAGTGCCTTGTAGAGCACCTTGCCGTCGTCGTCGTCCCAGGTCCAGTCGAGGCCCACGAACCACGCCAACTCGCTCGGCGTCAGGACGAAGATGTCCTGCGTCGGGCAGAAGCGGTCGAAGACCAGGCTGAGCCCGGCAACCTCGATGCCCTTCCAGCCCGCTTCCAGCGTGACCGCCGGAGGAGCGAACCGCTTGGCTTGCTGGGCGATGACCGCCAGCTTGCGACCCTGCGAGTGCTCGGCCAGAGCGAACGACGGGGTTGAGCCGTCGCCGTCGGTCTGCACGATCTCGATGGCCGACTCCAGCAAGTTCTCGCTGATGCCGGTCGAGGTCGAGCCGACGGCGTTGCCGTTCCAGATCGGGTTGGTCGACGCCGTGACCCCGGCGTAGTCCTGCGTGCCGGTGAGGTAGCGAAGGCCGTTGATCTCGTTGCCCTCGCCGCCCGCCACGCCGTAGTTGCCCGAGCGGAAGATGTAGTCGTCCTCGGTCGCACCCGTGTTGGTCGTGGTCTGGATCGTGCCGGTCGACTTGGTGATGCCGGTGATCGTGAACGTGGCCGAGATAGCACCCGTGGCGGGTGTCACCGTGTCGCACACGAGCCCGACGAAGAACGGCCGGAACACCGAGTCCGCCGAGTTGGCAGCGGCGTCGGCGTCGAGCGCCTCCAGCGACTCGATGACGATGTGCGTCGAGTCGGTGATGGTGAAGCACTGGGCGTACGCACCGACAACCAGCGCAGCGTCGATCGTGACCGCTGCGTTGAACATCTGGCGGGCCAGGTCGTTCTTGATGTCCTTCTCCGCACCCGTCATCTCCTGGTCGAGCGCCTTGGCGAACGCACCAGCGTTGTTCTGGGTGAGGTGCTTGGCCTGACCCGACACCTTGATGGTGTGGTACAGGTAAGCGAGGTCGTCCTCGGGGGCGATGTACCGCTGACGGTCCGCCGTCGGCAGCGTGCCGAACTCGGCCCGAGCACCGGTCGAAGCGGACCGGCCGGAGTGAACCGCCCAGATGCACTTGCGACCGCTCACGTTCTCCGTGTCATGCACGACTTCGGTGAGGATCGGGTTGGAGTTGTTGATCGAGTTGCGCAGCCCGGGGGCGTAGATGTTCTTGAGGGCTGCGTCGTAGTTCGCAAGGGATTGGGCCATGCGGAAAATAGTACAGCCCCTCCAGAGGAGGGGCTGCACAACACCTGAGGCGGGTCGGTTATTCCCTACCCGAAGAAGCCCGCTGCCTTCGCTTGGCGGCGTGCGTCCTTGAGGTCCACCGGCTCCTTCACGGGCTCCCCGCCAGGGGCGGAACCGCCGCCGATGTTGGTCGGGAGGTCGGCCGCAGCCTGCTTCTTCCCGGCGGCGTAGCCCCGGAAGGCCGTCTCCATCTCGTCCACGAACATGGCGTGCCCGGCGATGAGCGCCCGGCGGATCTCGCCCGGGTCACGGCTGCCCTGCACCACCACGCTGTCGGCCAACTGCTGCACCCTGGCCGCTTGCGCCATGTACCGGCGGTTGGCCTCGGGCTCGGTCGGCGGCTGCCCGAGCAACTCGTGGTACGTGCTCGTGGCGACTTGGTTGATGACCGCCTGCTCCCGAGCCTCCAGCGCCGCTTGCTGCTGGGCGATGGTCGCTTCCAACGGCTGCGTTGCAGCCTGCGTTGCAGCCGCTGCCGCTTGCGCCGCCTGGTCACGGAGCAGTGCGTACGCACGCTTGAGGTCAGCGCCCGACACCACCTCGCCGTCTTCCAGGTCAGCGAACGGATCGACTGGCGCAGGGGCTTCCGGCGTTGCACCAGGCTGCGTTGCCGGAGCCCCCACGGGTGTTTGGCCGTTGTGTGCGGCCACGAATGCTTGGATCTCCTCCGGCGAGTAACCGAGAGCGACGAGTCCCTGACCCACCATGCCCTTGATGCCCTGCTCGGTGCGCAGTGCCTCGGCCACTTCCCAGTTGGTCTTCGCCTGCTCCGGCGTGAGCACGATCTCACGGCCGTCGCTCGTGCGACCGACCACGAACTGCTCAGGTGCGGGAGCGCCCGGCGCAGGTGCGGCAGGCGCAGGCGTTGCCGCCAACTCTGCGAGCAGCGATGCGTCGTCGGTTCCGGCGGGCGGCGTCGGCGGCGCAGGCGAGTCGTCGTGCAACACGACCGGCGGCTCACGCAGGAGCGCACGGCGTGCGGCGTCGAAGTCCTTGGCCGAGCCGAACGACTGCTCGTCGGGTGAGGCGTGGCCGAGGTCGTCGGAGCCACCAACGGGCTGCTCGACACCGGCACCGCCGGGAGTCTCGTCGGCACCGTCGAAGAACACTGGAGTGCGAATGAACATCATGAACCTCGTGTTTGATCGGAGGATTGTGTTACCGGAACAGGGTACAGGGCTACGAGCCCATGCTTGCAGCTTGCTGGTCAACCGGCATGTTCGGCACACGTCCGGGCTGTCCGGTCGCACCGATCCCAGCCGCTAGGGCGGTGGCCTGATCGCTCAGGCTTGAGCCGCCCGGAGGCTGCGGTTGATCTTGCGGTCCTTGCGGTGCCGCCGGAGCGCCGGGACCACTGAGCCCGCCGGGCTGGCCCGCCTGCTGCGACTGCTGCAACGAGGTCGGGTCCATCTGCGGGTTCGGCGTCTCGATGTTCACACCCTGCTGGCGGAGCACGAGCATCTCGTGGACCGCAGCGTGTGCGTCGATACGTGCCTGGTCGATCGGCTGCATGCGCAGGTACTCCAGCGACTTGCGGAAGCTGTTGAGCACCTTGAGGTGGATCGTGTGGTTGTGGAACGGCTTGACCACAGGGTTCTGTCCCTGCAACATCTCACCGATCTCACGCTGCTGGAGCCGAGTGTCCTCGTCCAACGTGCGTGTAATGAGGTCGACGCCGGGCACTTCCAGCAACGTCATGACTTCCTGCGGACCGATGAGCCCGGGGAAGCGTTGCTGCAACTCAAGGATGAGTTGCGCACGAGCGGCCTTGCTGCGTGGCAGCGCCGACTCAGCGGAGATGTGAACGTCAAGACGCTCGTCAATGTCAGCGCCGAGGTAGCGGTACGCAGCCGGGTAGTCGGCGTCGGACCATGTGCGCACCGTGCGCTCCTCGGTCCAGAACTGACGGCAGAGCAACAGGATCTGCCGACCGACTTGCGAGATGAACGATGCGAGGCACGTAGCCGACAGGAACATCTTGGTGTCGTCAGTCTCCTGCAACGCCATGATGCTCGCAGCCGGTGCGGTACTTGCTGCCTTCCCGGTGCTCGCATCGCTCATGCCTGAACGCTCGCCCATGTCGGCGGCGTCACGAGCCATACCCATCTCAAACTGCTGCGCCCACGAACCATTGGGCTCCATCAGCGACGGCGGGTTACCGAAGCCGGGCATGTACTGGAGCACCTCGACACGAGAGGTGATGCGCTGCGGGTCTACCTGACCGACAGCGCCGATGAACTTGGGAGTGAGTTGGCGACGGATCGTCGCCTCACGGGAGAGCGTGTCGTTGTAGTCGGTCTGCAACGGCAACAGGTCGGTGACCCAGGTGCGGCCCTCACGGGAGAAGCCCGGCAGCAAGTTGCACTGGAGGAACGGCAACTCGTTGTGCTGGTACGGGAACTTCATCTTCTTCTCGATGACTTCTTGGTTGGCCCAGGTGATGACGCAGCCTTGCGGCGCAGCCTTGCACGGAACCATCCACAGTTGGTAGACGTTGACCCACTCCTCCGAGGGGTGCGCCGGGTCCACCTGCCCAGTCGACCCGAGCGCCTGCACCTCGTGTTCCAGCGAGCGTGCTTCGCCGCCGGTCAACTCCACGTCGAACTTTTCCCACGCCTCTTCACGAGTCATGCACGTCGTGCGCACCGCCCACCGTGCCTCACGCATGCTGCGTGCAGACGGGTCGACGTTGAGGTCGAACGGAGCAACGTAGTCGATCTCGACATCGCCCTCCATGATGGGCTCGCCCATGTCGTCGTCGGGGTCGGCAGCAACCTTGCTGCCAGCCTTCGGGTTCCACCACGGGTGGGCGTAGCCCCAGCCCAGAGCGACCGGCCACTGGAGGAACTGCTGCAAACGCACGTTCCAGTCGAGGCGGTCCAACTCGTGACCGAGGATGCGAGTGCCGACCCTGGCCGAGTCCACGTCGTCGTCGTCGTCGGATACAGGACGCACCTCGGGCTCGGGCAGCGTCTTCGTCAGCTTGGCGATGGTGCGCTCACCGAGCCCACCGATCTTGTTGGACGAGATGCGGACCGGGGTGTTGGGGTCCTGAATGTCAATCGTCGGCCGACGGTACGCCCGCATGCGGTGGTCCCAGGTCACCCACTGGAACCCCAGATACATCGCCATGTTCAGCTTCATCTGGTTGTAGGGCATCATCGGCTTGCCCTGCTCACGCTTGGCGTTGAGCCACTGGATGAGTTCCTTCTCCTCGGTGGGGAGGCGGAAGGACTTGCCTGCGTCCGCACCACGGACGACGGTGCCGCCCGCAGGGGCGACGTTCAGCGACTGGGCCATGAGACGAGGCTACTCGATGAAGCCCTGCTGGCGGGCGTACTCGGCCTCAGCAGGGGTCAACGGCGGCAGCTTCACGGGGTCGTGACCGAACGGTCCGGTGGCCCATATCTCGTCGTCGTCGTTGTCTTCGTCGGCGGGCATGGCGAAGCCACCCTCACCACGGCTGGCCTTCAACTCCGCCAGGGACGAGGCGATCATGCGGTCCTCCAACTCGGTGATGCGGGCACGGTAGTGCTCGGCCATCTCCATCCAGTTGCGGGACACCATCTCGGCCGCTTCGGCCCGTGCCTTCCAGTACGCCTTGGACTGCACTACTTCTTCGCCTTCGGTCCGGGCTGGAGGCCAGTCTTGTTGTTGGCGGCGTACGCCACGGCCACGCCGACGGCATCGAGTTGCGACCGTAGCTCACGGTTCTCTTCGATGAGCAGGAGGCTGGCCTGCTGCGCATGGGCGAGGTTCTCTTCCAGCTTGCGGGCCTCGGCGTTGAAGCTGAACCCCGCCACCTCGCACAACTCGACCAGGGCGTTGAGCCCGATGGTCAGCGTGCCCTCTTGCTCGATCAGGATGCCCGTGTCCACACACGGACCCTGCGAGCCGGTGATGTAGCAGCCACCGTGCGCTGCGTCGTTGGCCGGGCGCTCCAGCAGCCGGTACAAGCCATGCTCTCTCGTTGCCATCTTGTCCTCACAACTCGTCGTCTATGCCGGTGATGGGGTTGCTCTGCCTGGGCTTGTTGCGTCGGGGGTCGAGATCCTTCTCCCACATGGCCCGCTCGCTTCGATCCACAGCGTAGCCCTCGGCGCTCACGTAGTCGGCTCCGGCCGGGCTGTTGGGGTTGGGTAGCTCCTCGGAGAAGGCGAACGTGTACATCACGGCGTCACCCCGGTCAGGGCTGGTTTCGCCCCGGTCCTTCATGGACTTCTTCGTCTCGACCTTGATCTGCCCGGCGCTAGTGATCTCGTACGTCAACTGGGCAAGCTGGTGGTCCAGCTTGGGGTCGATGACCTGCATGGCGATGCGCCCACGTTCGTACCGCTTGCGCAGCGCCCACCACCACGCCGAGCGGGCGTTGAGGAAGTGGTCGCTCACACGCTTGCCACCACGGAACGGGATGATTACAGAGCCCTGCTCCATGTAGCGGTTGCGGATTGCCCACTCGTGCAGCCGGGTGAACTCACCCATCGCACCGGCACCCGGGCCATCAGCGTCGAACACAATCACCCACGGGCGGTAGTCCTTCACCGCACGACGCACGGGCGACAACGTGTTGGGATCGTCGGGGTCGCCGTTGATGAAGTGGTCGATGCGACCGGCCGGGTGCGCAACGAGGTTCACGAGGTTGTCACCACGGCGCACGCCGATGGTCGACTCGTCGGTGCCGTACGCAGCGAGGTCGATGCCGAGCCCGACGGTGCCGAGCAACAGCGGGTCACGGTTGTGCGCTTCCTGCACCCACGTCTCGGTGATGAGCGAGTCGTCGCCCTTGTCCCAGAAGTTGGCGAGGATACGAGTCTCCCACTCGTACGAGCCGGGACCCATGCCCTGGTCGATCAAGTCCTCAAGGAAGTTCGGCGTCGTGAGGTTGCTGCCCTCGGGAATGTGCTCACCCGTGAAGTGTGGCGTGTGGAACGCCGTGATCTTGATGGTCTTCACGTTGGCGGCACGGCTCATCTGTGCGGCGTACGTGTCGTTCGTTGTTGGGTTGAAGATGAGCAGGAGGCGAGTATCCGCCGTAGCCATGAGGGAGGTGATGCCACGGGCGACTTCCCTTGACACGGAAGTGGCCTCGTCACCGACGATGAGTTTGTGGGCCGCATGGTAACCCTGGAAGCCTTCCTCTTTGGTGGCGACCTGCCCTCGCATGGCGTGGTCACCCCACGAGTCCACGAGCATCGTGTCGGCGGGAGCGAGCGTGCCTCTGATGAGGATGCCCCTTCTCGCCAGGGCGGCGATGCACATGCGGATCTCACCCCACAGGTTGTCCTTGAGGTGAGTTTCCTTGGACGAGGTGTTCAGCACCTTGCTGCCACGGCAGCCACCCTTGGTGCCGTCGGGGTCGCACTGGATGCACGGCGTGCCGGGTGTGAAGGCGTCGTAGAACGCCACGCATGCGTTGGCAGCGAGGAACGTCTTGCCCGATGCGTTGGTGCTCGGCACGGCCAGCTTCGACCGTGGCACGCTCAACTCATCGAGGATCTCGTCCTGAATGGACCACAGGTCGAGCCCCCGGGCTGTGCGAATCCACGCACCGAGGCTGACCTGCCCGAGTTGCCTTAGTGCAACTCGGGCCGGGTCGTTGTCCTCCACGTCACTTCTGGTTTGCGTGCTGCACGAGCGCCGCTGCGCACGCTCCACCACACACTGCACCGTCACGGTTCTCCAGCGCCCACTGCGCCTTGAACCGTGCGACACCGCCCTCGACCTGGATGCCGTAGGCGTCACCGTGCCCGGCGTCCTGACCGTTCACGAGCAGCCACGCTTGCAGGTCGTACACGTCGGGGCTGATGTCACCGTAACGGAGCGGTGTCTTCGTGAGGCGCTCGATCCACGCTTGGATCTTGGCGATGGCACCCCAGTCGATCGGCTTCGGCGGCGTCACGATGTTGGCGACACGGCCGATGAACGCCATGAGCGGGAAGTTCGGCCCGGGGTCGGTGTGACCGTCGGTGCCTGCGTAGCCCGCTGCGGTGAGTAGGCCGTGCGTCGAGATGCCACGGGTGTTCACGCTGTGCAGGTCGATGCCCTGCAATAGCACAGGCGGAATGTTGTACTCCTTGCACCACGCTGCGACCTGCTGCGCAGCGACTTCCAACTCGCCCTTGCTGTAGGCGTCGGCCCACTCGGCAGCGGTCTGCGCTGCGTAGCCGATGAAGCAGATGTCGACGCTTGTCTCGTTGACGGCACCGTTGGCCCAGCACACCACGTTGTCGGGCTGGATGCGGGCGCACACCGTCTGGTCCACCGCACACTGGTAGCCACCACCGTTGGGGCCGTTGTTGTGGCAGTAGATGGCGAGGTCGAACGCAGCGTTGATGCCCTCCGGCCCCTCGTTGTCGTGGAGGATGATCTTGGTGATGGCGCTCTGTCGGGGATTGGTGTGCATCCTGGCTCCTTAGAACTTGATGATGAAGTTGACGGTCACGAAAGGGTCGATCGGACCGGTGGCGTTGTCGATCGTACCACCCGGGCCTCCGGTGGGGGCGCTCGTCGTGCCGCCCGAGCCGGTGATCGTGCTGACCGACTGCGTGCTGGTCGAGCCCGACAGCGAGAAGATGGCGTCCGATACGCCCGTCGTGCTCTGCCCGGCGGTGATGTTGACCGAGATGGACATGGCCGTCACGCTCGGCGTGTCAGTCGCACCACCAAGGTTTGTACCGACAGCGGTCGAAGACGAGATGGCGGTAACCGCACCGCCGGTCGCCGTGTACTTGGTGGTAGCCGTGTACGCCGTGACGGAAGAACCCAACTCCTGCACATCGGAGTTGGCCGACACGGTGTGGATCTTTGCGAAGCCAGTGCCGGTACCGAGGTTGTGCGTGTGCGAAGGAATGTTGTTGGTACCGGTGACCGCTGCGGTGCCGAGGCCGTGCGTGTGGTCACGAAACGCTGCGGTCGCACCAGTGCTGGTTGAGTCGACACTGTGCGTGTGTGCGTCGACCGACAGCGAAGGAATCGTGTGCGTGTGCGACCCGAGAGTAAGTCCAGTGATGCCGTGCGTGTGCGTCGTCGCACCACCCGTCGCACCGAGTGCGTGCGTGGCACCCTTGCCGAGCGGGAACGCTTCTTGCAGGTTCGGCAGCGTGAAGTGCGTGCCATCGACGCTGCCGTACGCCGTGCCGAGTACGTCGAACAACGCACCGTAATCGGTGCGCAGCAACGACTGACCTTGGCACAGTAACCAGCCGGTAGGCGCAGCCGCACCGCCGTACATGACGATCGCACCGACCGGGTTGATCGTCGCCGTGCTCGGGCCGACGATCATTGCGTCCCAGCCGTCTTCGCCGTCGGCACCCGGCGCAGCAGCGCCTACGACGTTCGCACCGGTTGCACCCTGCGCACCTTGCGCACCGGGAGCACCTGCCGGTCCGGGGAACCCGTCGTAGCCGTCTTCACCCGGCACGCCGTCTTCACCCGTGAGTCCTCTCGGACCTTGAGGACCAACAGCGCCGACTGCGCCGGGCGGACCCGGGAAGCCATCGAAGCCATCCTCACCGTCGTCGCCCGCCTTCCCCTGGCCGATCGGACCCGTGATGCCCTGCACGCCTTGCGCACCGTCGACACCCTTCGGTCCGGGGAAGCCATCGAGCCCGTCTTCGCCGTCAACGCCAGGGTCGCCTTGCACGCCCCTCGGTCCTTGCAGGCCCGTGAAGCCGATCGCACCTTGCGGACCCGGCAGGCCGTCGAGCCCGTCCTCGCCGTCTTCGCCTGCCTGACCACGAGCGCCGATACCGGCGGGACCTTGCGCACCGGTCGGGCCGGTCGCACCCGGCGGACCGGGGAAGCCGTCCATGCCGTCTTCGCCAGGGTCGCCTTGCGGACCAACGAAGCCACCGCCTGCGGGACCGCCCGGTCCAGCGGGGCCAGTCGGACCGGCAACGCCCGGCACGGTGCCCCAGTGGAACGTCGTGTCGGCGTTGTAGATCGGGAACTGCCCCGCAACGGGGTCGGTGCCACCGAGCGATGCGAGCCCAGGCAGCGGGTGACCACGCAGGTTCGACACCGACGTGTCGATGTCGGGTCCCGGGAAGTGGACGTTCTGGTTGGTGGTGTCACGGTCGTGGAACGCACCGAGGTCGCAGAAGACGAACGCCGAGTCCGACGCCTTGATGTCGGACGTGAACGCACCACAGCGAATGAACGTGCCGTGGATGATGTTTGCCGAGCCGCCCGTGATGAGTTGGCTCGTTGTATCGCCGGGGATCTCGGCCATTACGAGAACGCCCCAGTGTTGTCCATGCGCACGTCCTCAAAGTACGGCTCGCTGATCTGCTGACCGTTGCCGCCGACGATGAGGAACTCGCAGTTGTTGACCACGACACGACGCACGTTGCTCGATGTACCGGCGAGCGAGAACGCTGCACGAGTCTCACCGTCGATGGCAGTGCCGTCAACGATGCAGTCCCACAGCGTGAAGTTGCTGCCTCCGGCGAAGAGTCCGATGCCGGTGTCCGACGGGTCGATGAACTCCTGCGACGGGTAGCTACCGGTGGCGAAGGACCACTGCGTGAATGAGCCCGGCTCCATCGAGCCGTCGGGGAAGTCACCCTCACTGGCGAAGCCCATGCCCTTGCAGTAGATGCGCACGATGCTCGCACCGTTGCTGCCACGAGTCTCGATCTGCCCGGTCGGGTAGACGTGCCCGCTCGACATGACGATGTTCGCACCAGGAAACGTCTGGATCAGAGCGTTCAGCAGCGTCTGGTCGTCGGTGCCCGTGAGCACGAGATCGGCCGCTTCCTTCTCCCAGTCCTGCGCATCGCTGCACGCCACGAACTGGGAGAAGCCCGTGTTGTACGGGGTATCGGTGACCGATGCAAAGTCCCGCTCGATCTCCCGTTGTGCAACAGGGTCGAGCCCGGTGATGAACCGGTATGGGACGGGGGGCCGCTTCTTCATGGCCCCAGCCTACGGCGTGTTGAGTGTTCCGCTGACGGTGATGTTGACGACGGAGGTGACCGAGGCGAGCCCTTGGAGCACGGTCGAGGCCGGGACTTCCCAGATGCCGTACATATCCAGCACGTCGTTGGCCGGGATCGACTTGGCCTTGACGATCTCCGTACCGGCAGCGTCAGCGCCGATGGAGAACGTGACCGTGCGAGCCGAGGTGTCCTCGTTCGCAAAGTGAATGTGCCGGATGATCCACTTCGACCCAGCAGCGGGGCTGGTGGCGAGAGTGGCGGCGGTGCCGGTCAGGAGGACCGGCTGGACGAAGGTGGCATCTGCTCTGGGCATGATCTGATCCTACTACGAGGCGTGGACGTTCACGGAGTAGATGGCTGCCGTGGCGTTGGTGTGCGTTACCGTGACCCGCATCTTGCGGCGCACGAGGCGCTGCGCCGACACGTTCGTGACCGACGGCGTGTCGGGGTTCACCTGCACGGCCGTGGTGACCGCACCGGTCGACGCCACCGAGGCGCTGGTGATGAGGTTCTCCCACGTCGAGTCGGCAGGGTTCCAGGCGTCGATGCCCACGGTGTACGCAGGGGTCGCCGTGCCGGAGGTCTGAACCACCGTCGCCTCGACCTTCGTGGCGTTGGGACCCAGGCCGAACTCAGCCGAGGCCGTCGCCGTATACGAGCCCGAGAGGACCAGGGGTACCGACTGCGGGAGGTCGTCAAACGACCCCCGCACACGCACGTCCTGCGCCGTGAACGCTGCCATCGGAGGGTTACTCCGAGATCACGAGAACGTCGAGGACCGAGGCGATGGTGTCGCCGTTGCCGTCGTCGTTGTCGGTGTTGTCGTACTGGACCAGCTTCTTGTTCGTGGCGTCGTACTGCCAGGTGTACCGGTTCTTGTCCGTGCTGTTGTAGCGCACGTTCACGAACACGGCAGCGACCGGTCGGTCGAACCCGAACTTGCGGGCGTCGAAGGAGACACCGCCGACGTTGGCGGTCGGGTCGGGGGTTACCCGATAGAGCGCCACCCGGCGGTTGCCCCAGTAGTCCTCATTGCGACCGGAAGTCTTGGTGCCTGCGTCGACACTGGAAACGGTGATTGCATCAGCCATGACTGAGAGCGTAGCACGGGGCTACTTGCCCACCTTCTTCAAGTGCTTGGCGAGCATCTGTGCGATCAGCGCAGGGTGGATGCCGAAGCCATCGGGCGACACCTGACCGTCCGGTGTCCCTGCTGCGGGACTCGGGCTCGGTGTGCCGGGTGAGGGACTCGGGGCCGGTGAAGGGCTCGGACTCGGTGCCGGGCCTTGCTGCACCGGAGCACCCGGTCCCGCACCACCATCGGGCTGCGCCTGACCGGCCGGGCCTTGCGGCGTCGGGATCGGGGGCTGCATCGAGGGCATCGGAATCGAGCCCGGCATGGGCGAAGCGCCAGGGGCGGGTTGCGGCGCACCGTAGCCACTGCCTTGCGGCGGCATGGCGGACGAGCCCGGCGGCGGACCCATCGGTGCGGCGGGCGGGTTAGGCGGTGCGAGCGGCGCACCGGGGTGTTGGATCGGACCGCTCTGGTCGTTCTGCGCTCCGGCGGCAGCCAGCTTCGCACGAGCGAGTGCTCCTGCGTTCTCGGCCATCGCACGTTCGCTCGGCGCTGCGCCCGGACCCATGCCTTGCTGCATGAGCGTGGTGAGGTGCGCCATATCGTCGGGGAAGTTCTCGACGCCGGGCGGCGTGAACGGACCCATCAGCGTGTTCGGCACCGGTCCACTCGACGGGCCTTGCCCGGCGGCGGTCTGCGCCTGCTGCTGCAACATCTGCAACGGCATGTACGGGTCGAGTCCCTGCTGCTGCGCAACCTGGCCCTGCTCGATCGGTTGCAAGTCCTTGAAGTTGATGTTCGTGCGCATCTGGCGCACGTCTTGCGTCGGCTCCGGCGTGATGTTGCCGAGCGGGTTGCCCGTCGGGTTCGCACCCACCTCGGGCACAGCGCCCGAGAGCGACGGCCCTTGCGGACCGCCGGGCGGATTCTGCACGAGCGGGTGACCGGGATGCGTCATCGGGTTGATCGCAGGCACGGTGGCACCAGCGCCGGGGCGGGCCTTCCCATCGGGGTTGGCGCTCGGCATCTTCGCCTGGCCGTTCTTGTTCTGCATGGGCCGTGCGTTGTTCGCCATGACTACGTGCGGTCCCACGTCACCACGACGTGCCCGCCGGTTGAGGCGGTGCCACCCGTGTTGTTGATCGTGTTGGTGGCCGTGATCGTCATGGGGTTCGCACCCGTCATGAGGTCGGTCGCTGCGTGCGTGGTGTCGTCAATGCTGACCACGGACTTGAGCGTGTCGGTGGTGAGGATGCCAGCAACCGTGAGGTTGCCAGCCGCTCCGCCAACGACGGTGAGGTTGGTGGTCGTCACCTTGCCGACCGGAGCGACGGTCGGGTTGCCCACGGCGGGCGGCGTCTTCCAGTTGGCGTACACATCGGGCACGAGGTGCTTGTCGCTGACGAGCACCTCCAGCAACGTGACGCTGCCGGGGCTCTCCAGCGGCAGATCCTTTGCGACCTGGCGGACGAGTTCACGCCCGGCCTTGAGGAAGTTGCCGAGCCCCGAGGTGCTGTACTTCGGGACGTTGACGACGAATGCGATCTCTGCCATGTCACGAGCATAGTGCGCTCACGCAAAGAGCCCGCCACCATCTGGTGACGGGCTCAGCGGACGAGTTGCAGTGGCTTACGCCACGACCGTCAGTCCCTACGCCACGACCGTGGTGAGCGTGGCCGCAGCGCCGTCGAACCAGAACGCCACGTAGTCGATGAGCAGAGCGCCCAACGTCTCGGTGGCCTCTTCGGAGATGCCGCCCGTGGTGTCCTGGTCGGCGTTGAACGCCGTGCCGTAGACGTGGATCTTGCCGGTCGCACGGTCGTACGAGATCACGCCCTGGTTGGTGAAGTCGAGCGTGCCAGTGCGGCCGACCGGGACCACAGCGTCAGGCAACCGGTTGGGGAGTCCGTTGGACCCACCGCCGAACTGCGCAGCAGTGAGGACGGTGCCTCCGGCGTACGCCGTGTCGAGCGTGATCGTGCCGAACGACATGCGGAGGTTGGAGGGCAAGTTGATTGCCTGAGAGGTCACAGAGGAGGTCATGCGCTAAACGGTAGCACCCGTCTTCGCACGCTTTGCACGAGGCTTCTTGACAGCCTGTGGGTTGTCACAATCGACCGCTTTGACAGCCTGTGACTTGTGGGTTACACGCTCGTAGACGTGCGGCGTGTGGCTCCGGCCGAGGACGGCAACGGCGGTCTTCGCCTTGGTCGAGCAACGCTCGCACTTCCCGCACTCCAGGCAGAACCGGCCATCGCAGGACTGCCCGGTCTTGGTGACGTGCATGGTGCTCCTACGTGATGGTGATGTTCGACACCGTGACTGCGGCGTCGGCGTTCGGCACGATGCCATTGAACTGGTCACGCCAGTACTGCCGGGCACGCTCGGCGTAGTCGGTCACGCCCTTGTCGGTCGACGCCATCGTGCGTGCGGTGCCAGAGGCGTCCGACGCAGCCGGGGGAAGGGTCGTCTTGGTGAAGGAGGAGGTGACGGTTACGTCCACCCGGATCACGATGGTTGCCATGACGACAGCCTATGCGACCACGGCGGAGACGGTGACCACCGGCGAGTTGAGGCTGTTCTGCAACTGCTTCCGAGCAGCCTCGGCAATCCGCTGAGCGGAGTCGTTACTGACGGTGGCCGCAGCAACCGAACCGGCGGAGAGGGTGATGACGAGCGTGGAGGCCATGTCGAGAGCCTACTACGCCACCGTGACGGAGGTGACCGTCACGTCCGAGTCGGCGGACACGATGTCGCCCAACGACTGGCGCACTGCACGCTGGGCCAGCTTGCCGACGAGGTGGAGCGCCTGCCCCTGCCCGGCGGTCGCCGTTGCCAGCTTGGACTTGTCGAACTTGGTGTCGTTCACGTTGATGACGACGGTCACGGTCATTGCCATGTCCGTAGCCTATAGCCACCCACGACCGTGGCACGCATGGCAGTCCGGGTACATCTGCGTGAGCCCGTTGCAGCTTGCGCACTGGACGTGGCCCTCGGGCACGGGCGACCGGTGCTCACGCTGGGCGTACCACGACTTCACCTTGTCCGCTGGCGTCTGCGGCGGCTCCGGCGACGGCGGCGGTACGTGCGTCGGCACCTCCGGGGGCCACGCCGTGTGACCCGCCAGGGCGTTGCGCTGCCATGCGGCGAACCGGTCGACTCTCGGGTCTGCTCCGGCCGACTCGATGGGCGAGAGCCCGAGCCGGATATTCACGCACGCCTTGTAGTGCGCCGGGTAGTCCCAGTCGGGTACCGGCGCTGCACACACCAAGCACGGCAGGTTCATTCGTTGCTCGCAATCTGTGAGGTCAACCTTGGTTTACTCGTGAGGTTATCGAAGGATACGGCGAACGGGCTGGCTTCCCACGCAGCCTTGCGTGCATCGGCGGCACGGTCGTACTCAGCGCACGCCGTGATGTCGAGTTGTGCCGGGTCCTTCTTCGCCTCTTCGGTCGTCATCGTGAAGTTGCTGCGTTGCAGGCGCTGCTCCTCACGCTGTGCGTTGACGGCGTTCATGCGCCGGGTGGCTTCTTCGCTCCAGAACATCAGAGCGACGGCACTACGAAGTTGGCGAGCATAAGAAGGCACCCGATCACAACCCAGACGATCATGACTTGCGGTGCATGCGCTCGTAGCGGTACGGGTCGCCGGGATAGCGGAACGGTGTGTTGGGGAACTTGGCTTCCCACTGCTCCTCATCCCTCCGCCAGTCCTTGAACACCTGCGAAGCGGGTCGAGGTGTCACGATGCGCAGACGGATGAGCAGGCGTAGCCAGCGAGGCGGGGCGACGGCACGCTTCCACCATGCGGGCATGTTCGGCACTTCCTCGTCGTCGTAGCCGGGCTGCTTCGCTTCCCACGGGAACGCCGGTAGCTCACGCTTGGCTTGCAGTGCGAGCATGGCGAGGTTCTGCTTGCGCCACTCGCTCTGGGCGATGCGCTCCTCTTTCGGAGTGAGGATGAAGTCGAGCGTGTCCCTCGCCTTGCGTGCCATGAACGGGTTGGGCACAGAGGCGAGTGCCACGAGGTCGTCGGGCGAGTAGTCGTGATCGTTGAACGGGATGCCGTAGTTGGTCATTCGGGTTGCGCTCCTTGTGTTACGGCGAGCGACTGCTCGACGGGTACCTGTCGTTCGCTACCGGACCAGAACGCTGCGTGCCGGTGGATCTTCGATCCGTACTCCTTGCGTGCAGCGAGGAGCAGTGACTGGCACATCTCGCTGACGAGAGCGTTGAGGTCGCAGCCGTTGTACGGGAGCACGACGCCGAACACGACGGTGGGCACCACGTCGTTGTCGTCGTAGATGCCGAGTGTGATTGCGTACTCGGTGACGAACCCGTCGGGTGCTGTCTCCTGCCATGCAGGGCACGAGTCGAGGTGATGCGCCTCGGTGCAGCCGATTGCGTCGGTGCAGGTGTCGGGAATCACGAAGCCGGTCATGGCAAGTCCTCAAAGGGGCAGGCGGCGGTGTCCACGAATAGTACCTGAATCTGCTTGCGCTGGCCGGGCTGCCCGTACTTGGGGTTGGCACGGGGCTCGGTGTACAAGCTGCCGTCAGCGAGCAGAGACGAGAAGGCGTCTTGAGTTGAGCCGCCGTCACCCACCGTGCAGCAAACGTCGCCCCTGGTGAACTCGCCCGGCTGCGCAAGGATGCTGCGCACGATGAGTTGGCGCTTCGTGGCGGAGGGTGCAGGTGCGCCGACCGTCTTGATGAAGATGCTGTTGGACTCGTCGTGTTCATCGAACGTGATCTCGATGTTGTCGAACGCTTCGGCGTCACGGATCTTGTCGCTCTTGATTCTGCTTGAGAGCGTGCCGGTGCTCTTGACCGAGATCACAGCGTCCACGTCACCGACAATGGAGCCCGAGCCTCTTGGTGACTTGCCCGCCTTCGTGTCGTGGTGGACGTATATGCGATGCGAGTCGGGTGCGATCTTGCGTGCGTTGGCGAACGCAACGCCCATCTCGGAGGATGAGTTCTCGTCCATGCCCTCGGTGTTCTTGTGCAGCGTGTCGAACACCACGTACTTGTACTCCCGCACCTTCACGAACTCAGCCCAGAGAACGATCGACTCCGGCGTCTGCTTGAAGATGTTGAGGGGTTCGGGCACCCAGTCGATCTTGAGGTCGTATGGGTCAATGCCCATACCGTGAGCGAGGGCTCTTAGCCTTTTGCCGACCCCGGCCACGCCTTCGCCCAGCACATAGAGCACTTTGCCGGGGGTGAGGTTGCGCCCGTGCCACGGGACGGCGTGGGCGGCGTGGGCCATCAGGTCGAGCATGACGAAGGTCTTGCGGGAGCCGGGGTCGCCGTGCAGCACGAGATCCTGAAACTCGGGCACGAGGTTCTCGATGAACCACGGCGGGTCGGGCTTGTCGAGCAGGGTGCGGGTGGTCATCAGCCGGTGGTCGGTGATGAGTTTGTGCGCTCCACGGCTCAGGGTCTTGGCCCGCTCGACCCGGGGGGCTGGGGTGGGGGCGGGGTCGTCGGGGGCGGAGAGGAGGTTGCGGACCTCGGCCCAGTCCTCTTCGGTGAGTTCTTGGCCGTCCGGGTAGGGGTCGGCTGGGTGCTTGAAGTCCTGGTCAGACATGCTGGCTCCTGGGTTGAGTCCTTGGTACTGACGGTACAGTACACACCCCCATCGGCACATGCAAGTAGGTGGTTCCCTCCCGGTGTGTCTTTAGACACCGGGGGGGAGCCCTCCTGCTGCGCCAGCTATCCGGTCGGGTGGATGCTGAGGTCTTGGACGATGCGGTTGTCGGCCACCTCGATGTCGGCGTAACCAGCGGCTCTGCGTTCTTCCTTCGTGGCGGCGGGGTTGCCGTTCCACTCCGGGTGCTTGACTTCCTTGATGCGCTTGGCTGCTAAGCCAGCGAGGAACGTCTCCTCGGTGAGCCCGATGGAGGCGGCTGCGGTCTTGATCTGGTCGGCCGTGAGGTCAAGGTTACCGAACACCTGTTCGGGCTCGACATTTTCGGTGGTATCAGCCTGTCGAGGGGGAAGGGGGGCGGGCGTAGGCGCACCCGGCCTGCCCGCACCAAGCCCCCGGGTCCGTTGAGCGGCCTGGCGCACAGCGTCGTCGCTGACAACGACGGCATCGTCTATTGACTCAGCACTTGCTTGGTCTG